GCTTTTTCCTTCTTTTTAGTTTCTTTTTCTTTTTCTTTTTCTTCGTCCGATTCACCACCCACGGAGGCGGCGCCAGCGGAGTCAGTAGAGGAAGAGGCGACTACGACCGCCGCCGTCGTGTTCTTCTTGGCACCTCCTTTCGGCTTCTCCGCAAGCATCTTCTTCATCACACTCACCTCCATCTCCAGTTCCGCAAGCTCCGTCTTCATCATCTCACTCACCTCACTATAGGTCTTGCCGGTAATCTTCATCATCGTTCTCAATATGCTCTCCATTGTTCTTTGTTGTATGTTGTTGATATCTGTGTTCCCTCTTTTCATTACTTTGTATTTCAATTTTTTCTCATTTCCTCTTTTTCAGCATCTTCACTCATTTTCTTTCTTTTTTCTTTTTTTCTTTTTTCTTTTTTTCGTTTCCCACCGCGGCCGGATAAATTAATTGTCCGGCCGAGGTCGCAATCCCTCGTAAAACACCTTCACGCGCTTATTCACCATTATCTTGGACACATCATAACTCATTATACTTACTCCCTCTAATGACTTGATTCGCGACAGTGCGACATAACTCTGTCCCGCCTCAAATACCTTCTCCCCTATATCTATAATACAACGCTCCAATGTCGCGCCTTGACTCTTATGAATCGTTATTGCCCACGAAAGTATGAGCGGAATTTGAGATACACCAATCCCGGGTATATTCTCACTGACCCACGTATGATAATTCACCGTCATTTCCAGTCCATTATTGAAGCGGACCACTGGCAGTGGAGGTAGCCCGGTAGTGGCCGTATCCGTCATTCGCACGATGACCCCCTGACTGCCATTACATATCGGGGTTGCCGCAGTTGTGATTGTTTCCTCCATATTTATAACACACATAACCTGTGCGCCCACCCTCAATTTGACGATATCATCGCACAATATGCTATTTTTCAATGAATACAATTCCGCCTGTATCCGTTCCTGCGATTGTGATGCGCGTAGTTGTTTTTCTTTATCCGATAACGGCAAGTCGGTTATACATTTCAGGTCATATTTATAGGTGGGGCTGTCGGGGTCCAATATTACCAATTTCTCCATTTCAAGTCGGTTGATTTCATCCACTCGCCCCCGTGTGGCGTATAAAATCGTCGGTTTTGTCTGCGGTGTGCCATCTTCGGATACATCTGGTAGAAGAACACCTACACGAGAACGGAGGATTTCGTCGGTTCGGCGCGTAATCCGGCCTTCGCGGACTTGGTTGAGGATTTGGCAGTATACGGGGTCATTTTGACGGAAGATTTGTTTCAGTTGTATGTGGTTTTCCTTCGGGAATGTCGCGAACCATCGTTCGCTTTCAAAGCAGAACCGCGCGTTATCCGGGTCTTCTGTATTTACACCTACTGGCGGAAGCTGGTAGAAATCACCGCAGAAAATGAGTTGAATTCCGCCAAAGGGCCGGGAAGGACACGTTCGGGCGGTTTTTCCTACGAGGTCCAATATATCAAACAACCGCTTTGACATCATACTCACTTCGTCCACGATGAGTGTGCGTGTTTTCCGCCACTCTTTCTTTTTGAAGAAGTTTTTATCCACGCGGTCCACAATACGGTCAATATCGCCATTGGCGAGTCCGATTCCACCCCACGAATGTATCGTTTTCGCCTTACAATCCAGCATAACGGCGGCGCACCCGGTAAGGGCGCATACCTGTATATTATGTTCACGCTGGGTTGCGTATTTGTAAATCTCTCGGATGAGCGCAGATTTGCCTGTTCCACCTGGACCGGTTATAAATACATTTTGCCCGGATTTATATTTCTCAAATGCGAGTGTCTGCTCGGGGGACATTTGAGATTGAAGCGAAGTCGCGGGCGCGGATGCGGGCGCGGTCACGGGCGCGGGTGTATCCAGTGGGGGGGCCGCGGGTGCGGATTCCGATAATTTCTTGACGACTGTTGTATATTTACGGATATCGTTACTAGACATTATCCGATGATGGTTGTATTATCATATAGAACCTTAATAGATTTCAATTTATTGTGTATTGAAATTCTTTTCGGTTCGTGTAATATAGGTATAAATATATTTTCGTATCTATATAAACGAATGAATAACATAACGACATCCTATTCTTACCCGCAAACACTATATACAAATAGCTGCTCCGCTGCCGCTCCAGGTGGTGGCGCAGCAGCACCCTCGCAAGCATCCCACGCGGTAAATGACCATTTAGAACGCCTCAAAAAATCCCAGCTCATCCTTGAGAAATATCCCGACCGTGTTCCACTCATCATCAAACCATCCGACAGCGACCGCGACGCGTTCCCGATTGATAAATCCAAATATATAACTCCGAGAGATTTGACGCTACTTCAACTTCAGCAAATTATCCGCAAACGTATTCACTTTCCACCAGAGAAAGCGCTATTTATGTTTATCAATAACAAGATTTACCCCATAACTTCGTTCATAGGTCCAATATACGATACAAATAAAGACGCTGACGGATTTTTGTATATAACATATTGTCAAGAAAGCACATTTGGTGGCGCACCACCCCATCGGGTCGGTTCATCCATCAACCAAGCGTAAATAACATATATAGACACAAAATTATGTATTCATACAATATGTTATCATTTTTTAACAAAATCAAAAATAACATACGCAATAAATTAAAAGATAGAGATATTATATCACGAAAACGACAATACGAGGTCGTTATTGGTTCAAATAGAATGGTATCCGGTGACGACGACGACCACGACGACCACGACGACACCGTGACACTGTTCCGCGCCAAAATTGACAATAAAACGGTAAAAGGCGATTATGAATTACAAGAACTTCTCCGAACAGTACACATATATTCTATTAATGTAGAGCAACTCGTATTAGAGCCCAGATTTGAAGACGCGATTCGTAATATTCCAGGTGCGTCGGATATCGTAAAAATCAAAATGAGGCTGTTGTATATCATCATCTCACTTAATATTTACAAGGGCCTTTTTGAAGAGAAAAAACAATATCATTCTGTAAAAACAACACAATATATCGGAGTGTTTCAGTATAATAATTATATTATGCGTATTGATGACACGCCCTATAGTTTTATCAACGAAAATGAAGTAATCGCCGCACTGCGTGAAATTCCAGAAACGAATATTATACGCCCATTTTTAGTTTATATCAACAAGAAACATAACTTTAAAAATGAAATATGCGAATGTAGTCAAGCAATTTGTGATTGTAAATATTACGATAATGTGGATAATCATCCGGATATGGATGAACTCCCGAAAGAATCGCGGAGGTTTTATGACAAACTACGTAATAATTCGGTGTCGTTCAGCATCCAGCATTATGTAAAAGACACGCAAACATTATACAATTGGGTAAAGGATAATATCGGAAATACCATATATAAACAATTCTCAACAATACAACATCCCTTTTTTATCACCTTATTTGAACGATGTGCTCAACTATTGTGCGATATTCACGGATTATCCGTCGTTCACGGCGACATCAAGCCCGACAACATTCTTATAAAAGAACACAGCGACTTCAATATCAATCATCCTGAAAAATGTAAGAATTTCACGGTATATTTGATTGATTTCGGATTATCGGGCATTGATGGCGTGGGAATCGGAACAGGGGGCACAATCCCGTATTGTCATCCCGAATTCAAAAATATCCGCGATACGAATAAAACGAGTAAATATTTTTGGAAGACGCTTCAACTCAAACACGATGTATGGTCGCTTGGTATTGCGTTTATTACAATGTATATTTATCACGACTTTTATAATTATTATCACAAATATCCGGCTTATTTTTTTATGAGTAATGGGTATGTATCGTCATTGATAATTGGGGTTGTATCTCATAAAAAACTTAACGTTTTGTTTACAAAAATGTTATCGGAGGATTGTATTCCCATCAATGAAGTATCTATTTTATTGAAGGAAATTATGGTATAAAATGCCAGTGGTAAATTTACTGTGGCTCAATGATTGTCTCGGATGCGGAAACTGCGAGAACGGGCGCGGCAGCAGCAGCAGCAGCAGCGGCAACAGAGGTCTCTAATTCCATTGCGTTTATATCCGTAGGTGGCTGCTGTTGCGGCTGCGGCTCCTGCTGCTGTGCCGAGGAGGAGAGGATACTCTCGGTCATTGTATTCATAATACTATACGGATTATTATTAGGCCCGCGCAATGATTTGGGTAAATATTGTTCGTCTACGGAAGGCGTATATTCGGGTATAGCCGCGGCGGCGGCGGCGATTGTGGTTGGGGTAGTGGACGTGTCGCAATCGGCAGAAAAAGAGGATTCGTGAAACGGATTTTTAACACTGGTCCGCTTTTCAAGCGTATCGCGCTTTATATTCATATTCTGAAGCACGTTCATTGTTAGTTGTGGGGCGATGGCGAGCGTATTCATATGCGTGCGATATTTGAAAGAACACACACTGCTTTCGTGTGAATTAAATTGGATACTATACCACCAATAGGCCGGAATAAACATAACCATACCCTGGAACAATTCCACTTCAAGTGTCTTGATTTTATCAAAATCGTCCTGATACTCTGGCTGGACTTTCCACGGGTTCACCGGCGACCTGAATTCTAAAATATCGTAATCATTGATGGGGTATAAATACCGCGTGTCTTTGGGCGGGATTAACAGTATCTTAATACTCCCTTGTGTAACCAGGAAATAATTGCGATAGTTCACTTCATATCGGAGCGGGGTCGTAGTTCCAATAGATGCCATCATAATATCATACATACACGTAGAAACCATATAGGGACGCAGAAATTCATCATTTAATTGGAATACCTTAATAAGTCCGGTATCATCTATAAAATCCATATTCCGTTCGCTAATGTATTTCATTTCCGTGTCTTTTTTCAGGACTTCGTGTGCGATTTTGAATGTAACGGGGATGTATAATACGACTTCGTTTTCGGTTCCTTTTTGCTGTGTTTTGGCGGCGTCTGTCGCCGTCGTCGCCGTTTTCCCAACATCGCGAATATTAATATCAAATGCGCGATAATTGGTATGAATTCCCTGGTATGATAATTGGCCAAGTAATTGCTCGTTATAATACTCAAATGTGGTGGGTTGTCGTATATCACATACTTCTTCTAAACGTTGCTTGGATGGCTGTTCTATTTCATACACTTCTAAATCATTACTTCGTTTCAGATGAAAATGGATATGTAAATACAGAAATAATACAATACAGAATATGAAAATAGAAACGACTAGCATTGTAAGTATGAATACTATTAAATATTCATATTTATACTTCTTTTTTTTTACGCGCGGTTAGATTTCAGAAACAATCAACGAGATAGGAAAATGTGGCATTTCGGAAAGCTCGGTTGATTCGGCATCGGCCTCTGGTGCCTCGGCATCGGCTTCTGGTGCTTCTGGTTCTGGTGCTTCTGCCTCGGCTTCTGGTGCTTCTGCCTCGGCTTCTGGTGCTTCTGCCTCGGCTTCTGGTGCCTCGGCGTCAGCGTCGGATTCAATGTCAATAATTTGCCCTGGTTCTGTATCTGGGTCGACAGTCACTTCAGATTCCTCATCCACCGGCTCTAAATTAGAGAGGACTATTTCGGTCATTTCAGGTTGATACAAACCATCACCGTCCAGCCCGTTATCTTGAAACACGATAGGTTCATCTGGTTCGGGTGATGATGACGCAGGCGACGAACTCATTGCGCCATTTGTATTCAATAGTCGCAACAACATTGTGTTCATTTCATTCATCATTTGTTGCTGTGAATGGATGAGAGAACGCAATTCCTGGTTTTCTTTGACAAGTGGCTCTATCTTCATAATAACATCCGACATATTCGTATCATTTACAATCTTATCCACGATGCCTTCTATAAATTCACGACTATTCGTTAAATCTCTCATAACAACTTCCATCAATAGTTCTTGTTCCGCATCTTCATCAGCATCGGCGTCTTCATCAGCAGTGGCGCTGGCGGCGGCGACATCGGTTCCCATTTCTCTTTTATTGGTTCCTTCGTTTACACCAGTTGGCGACGAATGTTCTATTTGTGAATGTAAATAATCCAACTTATGGATGATATCGTGTATCACATTATCGTGTTCTTCCAGTTTAGCGTCGTGGGATTTTAAAATAACAATCGGAGGAGGAAATACGCCGGTTTCGGTTATCATACTCACGAATGGTGTCAATGTGCTTGGGCTATGCGCCTGTGCTCTCACTGGAGCCGATGCCGCTGCCGATGCCGATGCCGATGTCGATGCCGCTGCCGGCGCTCGTGCCTGTGCTCGTGCCTGTGCTCGCGCCTGTTTCATTGCCTCTATTTCAGCCGGTGATTTATATTTCGGGTTCTTTCGTGGTATTCCCTTTTCATAAATAAACTCCGGTTCGTTCATAGAGGGTATAGCCATTTGCGCCAGTTCTTGCTGCTGCTGCTGCTGTTGTTGTTGCTGCTGCTGCTGTTCTGCCTGCTCCATCTGTTGCGCGATTGCCATCTTTTGTTTTAGAATTTGGGTTTGGATTTCGTTTTGTTTTTGGAGAATTCGGAGTTTGTCAACGGGTATCGCGTTTCCTTGTGTTTGTATCGCTTTGGTCCGCGCAGCAATTTGCTGCTTAATCAAATCTATATTTTCGTAAATATTTATCGGGACATTTGGCACGGATTCTCTCGGACCTTGATATTGTGGCGCGTTATTATGTTCCGGAAATGTTTGGTTCATCAGCTGTTGTGCCGTGGGCGTTGTTCTATTATAATAGGCGGATGATTGCGATGCCGAACTGTTGCTCACGCCGCCGCCAGCGCCAGCGCCCATCGGAGAAGAAGATGCTCGCCGCTTTCGTGCGGCCGACAATGCTGCGTTACCACTCATTCTATTCGTTCGGGGTCGTTAAGATTATAAAATGTAATAACACATTAATTCTATATTATTTTCGCATTTTCATCTTCAATGCGTCATAACTTTCGTAATTCAATACGCGAAAATCGGAAAATGTATAGTCATTGATGTCATCTCTCAAAACGGATATTTCAACCCTCGGAAACGCAAATGGCCGCCGCAATAATTGTGTTTTAAGCACGTCCATATGGTCGTCATAGATATGCGCGTTTCCTAAATGATATACGAATTCGTGAGGAACTAGGCCGCAATGTTTCGCAAGAATGTGCGTCAAAAAGCTATAGGACGCGATATTGAATGGAACGCCTAAACCCACATCACCACTGCGTTGATATAATGCGCACGAAAGGCGATTCTGGTTATCAACATTAAACTGGCATAGAATATGGCACGGTGGAAGGGCCATCTCATTCAATTGACCGGGGTTCCACGCGGACATAATAAGTCGGCGCGAAAATCTCTCGGTGGGGTGCTTCAGACACCGAATAATCTCGGCGAGTTGGTCTACACCTTTCCCCGTATAATCCGTCTCGTGATTCTCGTATGCGGCATTGAAGTGGCGCCATTGATGGCCGTAGATGGGGCCGAGGTCGCCTTCGGCGTAGTGCGCGAGACCGCGCGATTCCATAAAATCGTGTGACGCATTATCGTCCCAAATGTGGACGCCGGCGTCTTGTAAAAGGCGGTTATCGGTTTTACCTTGAATGAACCAGAGGAGTTCTTTGAGGCAGGTTTTCCACGCCACCTTCTTCGTGGTGAGAATCGGAATCACGCCTTGTTCTAATGAGAATACCATTCCTGCGCCGAATATGGAAAATGTAGACCCGTTGCGGCTCTCGTGTTCGTGGTTTTGTTCTACAATATCGTGGATGAGATTTAGGTATTGGTATTCTGCGTGGGGGGGTGTGGTGGTGGTGGCGCCCGAGGCGCCGTCGCAGTCGTGGTCGGTGCTCTTTATGGCGTATTGTGCGACACCCGTATTTTCAACGCGATAATGCGGAACACTGTTGATACGAGAGAAACGACGGAGCATTGGACTTATAATAGAAAATACTACAATAACTATTATTATTGAGTTCTGTTTATATCCTTGGCATTTCATTCCATTCCATTGTTTTATATATTCGCCGATATATATATATATACTCATCAATGGAGGCATTTGAAGAAACTGTAAAGGAAGGAACGAAGCGTGGTAGTTCATTCGTGGACCATGTGTTTCGTTTAGACGAACAGCAGCAAGGCGTCTTATTGAATATCGTCCAATATACACTCATCGGATTCATCCCCATCCTCGTTATGTTATACCTGGTTCGCACCTACGTCCCCGAGCCCGACGACCACAAGGCAACCCTGATGATTTTATTGGAAATCCTCGGTCAAATCCTGTTTATGTTCGTGTTCATCTACTTTATCCATCGCTTAATAACATATGTCCCCACTTATTCGGGATACAGATACAGCGATTTCAACTTTACCACGACAATTTTAGGAATATTGATGATTCTCTTGAGTATTAAGACAAAGTTGGGAGAGAAGGTCCAGATTATCGTGGAGCGCACGATTGAACTGGTGGGTGGCGAATCCAGTTATAACGGAACTGCGGGTGGCGGCGCGGCCGCAGGTGGTTCGGGTGCGGTCCGCATCACACAACCGCTCTCCCAGCCGTATGCCGGAGGTATGCCCGGTGGAATGGTCGGCGGCGGAATGGCGCCTCCTAACCCAGTCCTTACCACGAACCGTAATACCGGCACCGCCGACTACGGTCTCTCGCAGGCATCCCAGCAGCAGCAGCACTTTAACAGCACTTACGCGCAAAATGTCGGCGGCGGAATGCCCGGCGGGATGATGTCGTTTGAGCCTATGGCCGCCAATGAGGTTATCGGGTCAAAGTTTTAGTTAGTATTTAAATTTACAATATTGCATAAAATTGATTACTTTATAATAACCGAACATCGTTGTGACACCAAACCAGGACATACCCACGATGACCGAAACGAAATATTTGATATGCTTATCAAACGCTACATTTGATAAGTATATAATTAATAAAACCACCCGTTCACCTCAAGAAGAATTGGAAGACATGAATCATAGGGGATTAGAATTTAACCCTGAACCTTATAGGATTGAATGTGCGGTTGTATCTTCAGAAGAGAAAATTAATTCCGCGTTAAATCTTCTATCAAAGTATCGTGATAAGCTCACGTTTTATCTCGTTCCACTAGCGATGATTAAACATATATTTGAAGCAACAGAAATTATTCCCGAACCAGTATCATCGCCAGCGGAACCGTCTCACGAATCTCGGCGACAAAAAAGAAAACAAAAAACAAAAGATAAAAAGATGAGTAACTACCTCGTTGATAACGAACTTGTATATCCTACCAACAAAATAACACCTGAATGGAATGGTGTTCACGACACTGAAAGTAATAAAATCATTCGTAATGGATCATCATATTCACCGAGCAGATTCACCGAGGAATATTTAAAAAGTAACGGTAATCCGAACCCTTCAAGAGATGGGTGGCTGGAATGTTCTGTTGTACGACGGGGAAAGTTGGTTACGTTGGACCATCTACGCAGTAACTTACCGCATTGAAATATCCATTGCTGTTCACGCACATTCACTTCTCAATGAAAATCTCTCGCTCTATACTTTTCATAATCTTACGTTCACCAATCGGGTCATCCTTGATTTCGTGAAGGACATTACTAATCATCTTATGGTGAAATTCCTGGAGTCTACTATTCGTCTCCCACCCCGGGTGTAAATCCATCCACTTTTTAACCGCGAAATATTCCTTGTTGGCAATATCAATGAACGCCTGGCGCATCCTCGCATTCCCCTCATCTCTCGCCCACTGGTGATTGTCCCGGACATAAATCGTATCGCGCTTCTGGTCCGTACAATGAATCGGGCGCTTATACAAGTCCATTTGCTTCAATCCGTCAATCATCACCTTGCTAATACCTTCCACAAGTCCCTGGTTCCGAGTATACGTGAGGTCGTCCATCGTGATTTCAAGAGAATTGACAAAGTCCGAGATGTTGACCGCATCTTTACACTGTTCATTCAGGAAAAAGTTCAAATTAAATTGGTTGTTATTCGTATTATTGACAATAATATTGCGCTCCTTGCTTAACTCCACGATTTGCTTTTGTAGGGTTTTATTCTGGTCTAATAACTCAAATACGAGAGAATTGACGAGAGATTTCTTGTTTCGTTTCTTACTGGTAGTAAGCGCCGAAATCATCTTCCTAATATAATCCTTCAATCTCTCATTTTGCTCGGTGAGAAGTTCAGCAGTGGTCGACGACACAGTGGATTCGTCATCGCAGCCGGTGTCCGCATCTATCGTTATGACCGACGACGATGGAGATGTATCACTGTCGCTGTCGCTGTCGCTGTCGCGGTCACTGTCGCTAGACACATCATATGCTGGTTTTTCAGATATTTGGACAGATAATTCTGGTTCTGGTTCTGGTTCTGTAAAATCCGCATAATGGAAGAGTCCGACACTTGTGTCGTCCATTTTCTCCGCCTTTTTTTTAGATTTGAAACGATAGCGTACAATCTCGGCGTCATCGGTCGCGTCATCGTCGACGGCGGCATCAACGCAGGCGTGTTCTATATCTGCCATCGGCACAGCCACCGATGTCGCCACCGGCGCCGCCATAAGCGTATTCAGTGAAGAATCCGAAGTATGGGACGCCAGTTTACTCATAGATTGGTTGTGTTGAAATTGAAGGCATGTAGATGTATGTTTATAATAACTAGAACGGTGCGCGTAGGATTTTTTACATAGGCAAGTGTATTTCCCTTCATTTATCTGATTTGAAACTCCCCTATCCAAAACGGGAACAGCGACCGTCGCGGCCGTTTCATCGGCGAAAATATTCGGTTTAAAATCAGAAATTCCATAATTGTGAATGTCCATTGTTTCATCATTTAAATTTGGTTTCATTTTCATAATATATAAATTGACCCGTTCCTTGGCCCGGGTTTCATTGTTACAAGAACATTCCTCCAAAATCGCACACTTCCAGTTCGTCCAACCGCCGTTCTTCCGAATACATTCGTATAATCTCGACGAGTGGGAAAGTTCCAAAGTCTCGCGCTTGTGCTTATACTTACGCTGGGTTAGATTGGTTGTATACGAAATATATGCGTCTGAAATCTCTTTTGTTTTACAAGTTAGTTGGTAGATATACGTCTTTGAGTAATCAACATACTTCCGCGGCATTTTTCACCGGTTCAAATTCTATATAAATCTATATTATACCTCTATTATTTATTATGGTGTGCCCGCACACTGACCGGCTCACTTTACCCCAGGGGTTTGGCAACATACAGACCATCCGATGGTGCGTATATAGCATTTCTCACTTCAATTCCTGAAGGTTCAGTGTGGGGTATTGTTGAAAATACCCCAGTTTTTGGCCTATTTTACCCCGTTTTGCCATTTGACATTCTGGTGATTTTGGCAACATTTACACCATCTTCAGTCACATCACCAGAAATAAAAAAGCTATATATCCCGCTAACTCAAAAAGGGTAAAGTGGTCCAAAAAAATAAATGTCCAAATCCCGGTTTGGCCGTTCTGCTTTTAAAACGCGATTTTTCGCACATTTAGCCTGACGAGAGCATAACCATCGCATTCTGCCATATATTCGCCAAAATCTCGCGGGATGGTCGTAAGGTAAATTCTGAGACAGTGGCAACACGCTATTTTCCGCATCCGACCGCGCCATCGCCCCTTACTGACTTTTCAAAAAAGTGATAAGATAATGCTATATATGCTGTGGGTTTCAGTCAGGTGGTAGCATTTTTAATAGAAAAACCGAGCATCATCGTGTCATACTCCCTGCGTATGTATAATAAATACATACCGCTGTGTGTATGTATTGGAATGAAGAAAAGGGTTGTGGTTGATTTGGAGTATATGACGCCGAGTGTCGGTAGAGGCAGAGGAGGCGGCAGCGGCGGCAGTAGTGGTGAGTCTGACCGCGATGAAGACACCGATAATGAAGCCTTAAATATAGATTGTTTACTACAAAAGCACGACGGTAGCGACGACGACCTATCCGACGACGCGGGCATAACCACCACCACCGACGACGACGACGAATACGAGCCATCACCGTCACCGCCACCACCGCCCACCCGGCAACACCCTAGTATCAGAGATTCCGATTATGCGGTGAATTCGGATGACGACTTATTACAGTCAGTTATTGATGAACCCACATTTCCGCTTGATATTAATGCGATATTATCTGCGATGAATAAGACAGAGAATAGCACGATTGCGAATTTGACGTTGAAGAAGATAGCTGCGCGAAGACACGAAATTCTCTCATCGCTGAATTTGACTCCGGAGAAGATGGCAGAGTTTGAACGAAAATTAGTAATGTATCGTGTCATTGAATCTCCGCACGACCTCAAACATAACCAACTGATACGGTGGATACCTATGCGTTCTCTTGAAACGCGCCCCTATCTCACGCTTGGTGGAACATTATTCCGCGTCCGTGAAAATGTAGAAGAAGGGGTTCACGTAGTCACAATACGTAATGTGAAACGGTTTGTTTTCAATATAAAATTTGAAGTCAATGTTGTATTTCAGCGACTGAGCCAGGATGAAATGCTTATCTTGCGCGCGGTAGAATACGTCGGCGACGGCGACGACACTCCGACGTCAGCGGCGGCGACGGCCCTAACGAGGTAAAACCAAATCCTGCGCCGATTTTGTTATATCACTGGTAAAACGTGGGCGCAACCGGTCGTCACCACGCGCAGTTTTACAGTGAAAGCCGGGACGACGTAGTCCTTTATTATTGAATATAGACCGGGTACAATATGCGATACGGCGACTTTTTTCAATGGATTCGCGCCGTTTGCGTCCCCGGGTCATCATCGCAGGCGTGATACAGCTACATAACTTCTCGGCGAGAATGCGATTGGCGCGCTGTTTTGCGGTTTTTGTGGAAATAGACGCCACTGAAGAAGCGCGAATAGAGCGTGAATCACCACGGCGATAATGCCGAAGAATCTTAATATAATCAGTGCGGGTTAGCCGCATATCCTTATCAATATCGCTGTCTGTATATTTCGGAAACTGCCCCCGCCGCCGCATATTTATAATAGTATTATACTATAATAGTAATATACTATAATACTGTAATACTGTAATACTATAATGTCCGTATCACATAAAAAAAAAAGGCCCAAAGTGGTCGTTTTTGATATGGATGAAACACTCGGTAATTTCGCACAATTTTCTATATTCTGCCACGTATTAGAAGAATATTTCAATAAACCAGATATTATATATCGCCATTTCAATGATTTAGTTGATTTATATCCGGAGATTATACGCCCGAGTATGTTGCGTATATTAGAATACATCCGTAAAAAGAAGAACGCAGGTGTCTGTAGTAAGGTTATGATATACACAAATAATGTGGGCCCGGATAAGTGGGTGGGCCATATTCGCCAATATTTTGAATATAAACTGCGCGCGACAGCTACCTCCAGCGGCGACCTCGCCATCATCCCTCCCTTATTCGGGCATACGATTGGCGGATTTAAACCTCAGAACGCCGCAGAAGCGTCGTCGGCATCGGCATCGGCATCGGCATCGGCATTCCCACAACGAACAACAAACGAAAAGACTGTCCGTGATTTCATCCATTGTTCCCGCCTTCCGCCCAATATTGAAATCTGTTTTCTTGATGACGTATATCATCCTAAAATGACAGATGAACGCGTGTATTATATAAAACTACAGGCATATCATTTCCACATTCCATTTCAGATGTTTGTTGTCCGGTTTTTGAATAGCCGGTTATATCGCGAGACATTTGACGGATTCAGTGTTCCGTCCATAACACCAACCTTGTCAGCTGTCGCTAAAAAACAGGTTCTATCTATTGAACTCCACGACCTCTTCGTAAAATACGCAGATATGGCCGGATACGATGTAAAGGCGCAACAACGCAAAATGAACCCGCGCGAAATTGATGAAATCATCAGCAAGTATATATTATACCATCTCCAGCAGTTTTTTCGCGATGGACCGCCGCCGTCGCGGCCTGGCACGAGACATCGGCGCACAAAGACCACTAAAAAAAATAGGGTAGTAAGCAACCACCACACTGCGGCCGCCGCCGCAACCGACAATGTATTTTATGTAGATAAGTCAACTGCCGTCAAGAATATGCGCAATAAGACGGTTCGTAATCGGTAAATTACATCCAGCTCATCTCACCAGATGCGTTAGTAAATATAACCCGGTCTCCAATTGCTTCTGCTGCGGCAATCGCTTCCGCGGTCGCAATCCGTGTTTCCGGGGTAGAATGCATTTCGTCAATATAGACAATTCCCGATTCTCGGCGCGCGACCACCCGCCGTCTCGCGTCTTCCAAATCCTCCACCGACTTACGCGCGAGTTCAGCATTCGCCCAGCGCTGATGACGCATATTTGACGTGTGTTTGTCCCAGTTTCCTTGTGGGCCGCGCCATCCGCACTGGCAGCTCACAGGACGCACAACTTCCAGTTCGTGAAATGTATCATCAAACAAACGCGTCATAATAATCTGAATTGCGTGGTGAAGCACCATTGGACTCGTGACATACCCAGCACTTCCTTCTTCTGGTTTGTAGGTGAGAAGCATCTGGAATATTTCGCGTTCGTCGCCGCGATGAACGAGATTGTATTCTTCATCCGTATATATACTTGAATCTTCGCCGCACAATTCCATTACGATTTCATCGGCAAGGTCCATAATTTCGTCATATAGGTCTTCATCTGTGTCTTCAATTTCATCCAGCGTCGTCCAAGAGCGCAACAATGCGCCTGGGCGACGTTCTTTCAAGACTTCTCGCTTGTGCCGATGTAATGAACCAAGCGCATTCATTCCGCGTAAATACTCACCTTCAGGTAGCTTGTCCATATTCTCCTCCATTATACTCATCATAATATCCAATTCCTTCTGAATTGCGATATCAGCTTGTCCAATAATAGTCGTTTCCATCGTTTTCTTCTCTTGTTCTATGTCTTATATATTTGACAAAAAAACATTTCAATTTTTCGTCAAATTCCGCACCGCGTCTACATCTGCGTCTGTCCCTGCGTCTGTCCCTGGATAAACTTCTTTACAACAGGAAGATTATCAACCGCACCCGATGTATCAATATAATTATAAATTGGATGAACCACCCCCGCACTTACTGGTTGGGTTATATTTTTCTGTATTTGTTTCTTCGTATAATTTGCGACAGTATCTGATACAATGTGCGTTATTAAAATGAAGATACACGCCGATATAATAAGACGGCGGTCAAAGTCGCTAAACGTGTTTCCGCCTAAAAATGCGAATTTCGGGTTCGTCCACGAAATCGTATTAAAACGGAGTAAAAGAACAAACACCGCTATATACAAAATGGTATTTCGCAATAAGGGGATATATTCCGGAATTGTGTTGTAAAATCCGAGCAATATAACCGCATAACTCGCATAGAAAAATAGGTCAATATACTTGTAATACATTGCGTATTTGGTGAATACAGGTCGCACAATATCGCGGATATTGGTTATGATGGCGACAATGAGGTCTTCCGCCATATTTTTGATGTTATTCATACAATATACAGTGCGCGTGAATGTATATAGTATATAGATAATATTACTCACTGGGCGTTACGTCATCCGGAACATAAAACGACAACAAACGCGCACTGGGGTCAAGCACTCCCTCGCAAAATGGGTGCCGCCAATAATACGGGATGGTTTCTCCGCGATTTTCGTATATATTCTCAAACATTCGGCGATAATAAAAGCTCTCCTTGTCATACGGGGGATTATGTAGCGAATACAAATAATGCCGCTTATTCTGAAACTCTGCGTCGGTGACAACAGAGTCCGAATACTCTTTAATCATTTGGACCCATGTCCGTCCTCCATCCGCGCAACTCACCCCGTCGCTGAATGCCTCTTTTCTGCGCCAGAGGACATCATCTGGTATCAGTCCATCGCCTTGGAATGCCTTCCGAAGCAGATATTTCTCAATTTTATCATCTCCGAACCGCTTGAAACGCGGAGGAATAGACATAACATACCCGAGAAATTCCTTGTCCGCAAAGGGGACGCGCGCCTCCAAACCAGCGCCGCTTATGCTTTTGTCCGAACGAAGGAGGTCAAAGAACCGAACATCGCGTATCATCCGCTCATTTTCACGATGGAAATCCGCGTCGCTGGGGGCTTTAAGGAAGCCGCGATATGACCCGAAGATTTCATCCGACATATCCCCGCAATAAATGACGACATCGTCGGTCTGTTGTTGGATATACTTACTGACAAGATAATTCCCCACTGATGCGCGAATGGTCGTAGTACAATAACTCTCCGTCTGATAAATCGTATCGTAAATCGCGTCCAGGAAATTACTCTCGGTAAGAGCAACCTCGTGATGACACGTCCCCAAATACTCGGCCACACGCCGCGCCCACTTCAAATCCACCGACCCCTCTAGTCCAATGCTATATGTATTCAAGACTGTATCCGGTGATGACTTCTTTAATTCTCTGGCGACAATTGCGGTGACGAGAGAACTATCCAAACCGCCCGATAATAAGCACCCAACCGGTCTCTCGCTCATCAACCGTTTCACGACGGCGGCGGTGAATAATTCGCGAATGTTGGAGCATAATGTCGTTTCAATACAGGCATCGTTGTCGCCCTCGCCCGCACCCGCAGGCTCTATAATAGGGTATGAATACATAACAGATATTTCACTGATTTGGCGTTCTAATAATGAGATTTCCGGGTTTGTTTTAAGTCTAGGTGTATACGATATACACGCATAGTCGTAATACGCCGTAAATGTGGCTGTTCCATCAGCGCTATACTCCATATAAGACCCAGCGGGGAACTGTGCGATAGTATCGCAAATCGCGTGGATTGATTTCATCTCACTCGCGATACATAGAGCGTAATGGTCCGGATTCAATGATAGACAAACCAAATTAGAATGCTCGCCTCCAAAGACGCCGTCGTGGCGCGATACCCCGATAAAGAGTGAACGCACACCCACCGGATCTCTCGCGACATAGGTGACCCCACTCTCATAATCGTGTAACACAAACCCGAAGACACCATCCAATCGCCGCACAGTTTCGCGAATCCCGATTTTGCGGTAAAGATGAATGATGATTTCGCAGTCAGACCCGCTCTGATAGTCACTTTCCAGGCCAAACTCGGCGATGAGTCCCCTGAAGTTGTAGATTTCGCCATTGCAAATCAGCCGACAGTTCTTGATATAAAACGGTTGGTCGGACGCAGGGTCCATTCCATTGATGGATAGACGGTGAAATCCCCACGCGCTAGTGTCGTCTTTCAAAAATACAGACTTATCTGGCCCACGATGAGATGACAAAACCACATTTTCTTGTAATGTCTTCAACTGTGCTAATGCGAGACGCGCAGCGGCCTGAAAATAAAATATACCACACATTCGTTATGATTGCGATTATGGATAGATACATAATAATACATCGTTGGGTTTATATTCATTCCATTCATTCCATTCATTCCATTCATTTATTTTCACATTATAGAATAAATCACATCTATACAAAGAAGCAAAATATGGAATTCTACGGCGTCGTTTCTGGCGCATATTCCAACCATCACGACCGCCTTGGCGAAATCAATCAACGCATATCCGACAGAAATATCCCATCAGCCGCACTTCGCCCCGCATATAATGTGCGCCCCCTTTCATCCAAATACGCAATGATGCCGATTATAGAGACACGTCCCACACCGACAGTCCCTATTTCCGCCTACCAACAATTCACCACAGAGTCTGTATTCAATCCCGGAAACGCAAAGGCGCCGTGGCGTGGATGGGCCGAGCGCGTCAATGTAGAATCATCTCTGCGAAATCAATACTTCGCACTCCAACGAAATGACCGCGCAGTCTATGTTCCAAATTCAGATAGCGACTTATATAATGTCCAAGTCATCGCTCGCGATGTAGAACAACCGAATCCGTATTTGTTTGATAATGGCGCGACGAACTTTGCTCCAATGAATCCGAACCCGAACAATTTAGGCAAACTAACGTTTGAGAATTCCACGCGATTTCAACTACGTACACTAGATTGTACGTATGACGGATTCTGTACTGGCGAAGGCGGGCCGGTTGTTGAGCCTATTACGAATTATATCCCGGAAGAACAACTAAAAAAGAAACAAAAAGAAAGGGAACAAAAGGCACATACCTCGCATATTGAGGAAGGTTTTACTGGTGGGTCTGGGGCAGAGCAACAACCGTCCGCCACTTCCGCCACCACATTTCCCACCTATATACCGCGTGCGACGGCGTCGTCAAATGCGAAGGAGCATTTGACAATGCGGAACCGGAAATAAACATAAATAAACATAAATAAATTCTATATAATATACCAATATATGCCAAATTATTGTTCTATTATTACTTATCGCACTGTGCTGAAATGGATGACCAAGACCAAGACCAAGACCAAGACCAGCATCAACCCAGATGCCACATCAACAGTGGCGACAACTGGAACGAATTAAATGAAATGACATTATCAGTGATGGCGAATAGGACGCGATATGATAGGTATAAGAAAACGGTGGCGAATACATCCGACGCAGTCGCCGACAACTTCTGTAAAGAAAAGACGTATTATAAAGACCGTATATTGGCGATGACGAGTGGCCTTTTTGACGAACGATGTGAAAATGACGATATTAACCGCGCGCATCAGGAGTATATAAAATCGTGTATTGAGTATTTGAAGTGGAACGATGTCACAGAAATGGTGGGGTCGGATACGCGTGCGAAGGTCCAGGAAGACATCGCGAGTGCTAGGCAGGAGTTACAGAAGAAAATACAGGAGACTGCGGTCTCCGCTGCTGCCGACGACGACAACGATGATAACGACAACGACAACGACGACGACGACGAAACGAATACTGGGGCGACGACGGCGGCCCACCAGTTCCAAAATGACCGCATTATGTCCTTGGCAAACAAGATGTGTATCCGAAAAAAAACAATAGACGATTTTATTGTATTGAAGCCGTCTGTCGGGAATACCGATGAGGAAATCAATGCGCGATTACCCAAAATCCGTGATTATAATAGCGAGATAATGAAACGCGCCGACGCCGCCGCCTCCGCCGCTACCGCCGCTACGCTTACTGAGACTGAGACACTATCATAAGCGCAGAACTGATAACCGAGTCCGAATACGTCTGCCACATATAGGTAGAGGTGGGGTCAAACCAAAATTCGCGTGAAGGGATTAGATGAAACGCCTTCAATCCGTTGGTTGTTTCACGCGAAGAGGTATCATTCTGAAATAGTTGGGTGACATCATAATAAGACGAGTCCGGCCCAAATGCGGTCTCTGCTAATTCTTCATTGGATGCGACAATGCCAATGATGTCATCTTGGATGAAGTAGCCGTAAATATTGGAAGGAACAATCATTGTCATAATATAATTCACAACTGTATCCGCGACAAATGTCGTGTATTTCGTGTGAACGGTATGGACCGGGTTTGGAAGTTTATGAGCGGCATCGCCGTGGCCGTCGCTGCGGTGGTCCGCCGCCACGCTATCGTGAGGAGATGCGATGAATATATTGGATATGATGCTGTATATGGTATACAACCGAGTTGTATTGTCATAAAGAATATATGCTGACCTGTAATGAACGTTTTTTTCACTATTATACACTTGAATGCTGTATGCGTATCGTGTGATGGGGGTCATCGGATTCAAACACTTGTGTTCGGTGATAACCATATTCTTGCGTGTTTCTTTGCCCTGTAGCTCCACCATTGCTTCGGCGATATAAGAGACATCGCTGTCGTCGTCGTCGTAGTGTTCGCGTTCATCATCAACGGGTTCCTCACGGATATGCGCCCTTTCAGCACTAGCAGCAGCGGCGGCGGCAGCGGCAGCAGTGATTCGTGGTGTGTATACCTTATATGACCGAGCGCTGGCCTCACGAAATGAGGGAGTCGTAAATTTGACGCGACTTGAACGAGTTTGAACAACCATTACACGAGTATACCTTACTCACTAAATAAATATAAACAGTTCAATTTTTTATGAGATAATAGTATAGGTTTAGTATTCTATTATTTAACGCGATATGAATGAAGAAGACATCGGCGGCGGCAGCGACGGCGGCGGCGGCAGTGGCGACGCGAAATTCAAAGCGGTGAGTTGTGCTCCAAAAGACGAGACTGACCCCGACATAAATGAAACGAAGGATTACTCGTGTTATTCGTCTGAATCTCTCGGAAAATTGAAAATACTCTGGAATAAACGCCACCCCGACCAGAAAATTCACGACACCGACCCGCGCGCGATATGGACCGCCCTCAAAAACAATATGAGCAAGGTATGTCATCAGGAGGCATGTTGGCTACGCCAGAATTTCGCATCCGCCGGAATGGACGATGAGATGCTCCATTATACATTTGCGCCTCAAGCCCCGAAAGAATGGAAGAAGGATATTCACGCGTGGCTATCCAGTATTGATATCGCAAACGCGATGAAACAATACGAACACGCGGTTCCGTCGTTTCTATTCATCGGCCCATCCCCGGTGGATTTTGACGAAGTCCTTGAAGACGGTGAATGCGTCTGGGAGGAACTATGTAAATTTAATATTATGAAACACGTTAAAAACGGGAAACAGAAAATAGGGGTGGTCTTCAATACCGACCCGCATGATAAACCGGGGGAGCATTGGGTCTCAATGTTTATTGATGTGCGCGCAAAGGTCATCTTTTTCTTTGATAGCACCGGTGACCCACCCCAGCGCAGGATACGCAAATTTATGAAGATGGTGCGCGAGCAAGGACACGCAAACGGCATTGAATTCAAGGAGTATATCAACGACATCCATCATCAGAAAAACGACTCGGAATGCGGGGTGTATTCTATTTTTATGTGTATTCATATGCTGCTGGGGAAAATGACCGTCCACGATTTCCTGGATAAGAAGAAGAAGCTGACGGACAAGTATATGCAGCGGTTTAGACGGAAGTTTTTTAATGTGGATGAGAAGGTGCCGACACCGAATGTGGAGTTCTAGGGCGCTGGCCCGCCTACCGGCCTCCGCCCGGCCTGACGGCCGTGCTTTAATGTACGAGGACTGGCCGTGCTTTAATGTACGAGGACTGGCAGTGCTTTAATGTACGAGGACTGGCCGTGCTTTAATGTACGAGGACTGGCCGTGCTTTAATGTATGAGGACCGGGCCGTGCTTTACCATAAATTATATAAACCCATTGCGGTATACATAATTTAATAACATAACTTCGCTAGATGTCATCTCTCGTATCCCAAGAAAACAAAGAACTTCTCTGGTCATTATTGGCGGAAGAAGGGCTCTTTGACGGCATCCCCGACAATGTAACCCCCGAAGAAGTCAAGCATGTATTTGAGCGCATCCTCAAAAATCTCTCGGCAACCATCCCGTCGCTTCACGCCGCCAAGCTGAAAGAGCTCCACCACGCGAAACGCCACGCCATCGCCGAAGAAGACTACGACTCCGCGAAGAAAATCCGCACCACAATTGACGAAATGGAGGCACCGCTCGCTCGTTTGGAGAAACTGGAATCACGCAAAGTCCTCGCAATCCAGGCGGAAGACTATGAAGCAGCCAAACAAATCAAGATGGAGATTGACCGAATTCGCGCAGCATCGTTTTCACTGAAAGAACTGAATAAAATCGCAATTGAATCTCTCGCCGTGAATATTCCGAAACTCGCGAGAGATATCAGCGCAATTAAATCGGGAAGCAATGGCGGTGGCGGTGGCGGTGGCGGTGGCGGTGGCGGTGGCGGTGGCGGTGGCGGTCCTCCTCCTCCCCGGTTTGGATTTCCTTCTGTTGTCAGCGGCGGCGGCGGCAGCGGCGGCGGCAGTGCCGTGCGAGAGATATACAACGCGGAAGACTTCCAGAATCAAAAGCGCCAAGAGGTAGAAATGAAGATGCGAGAGAAGGAGGCAGAGATGCGGTCGTATTTTGAAGTTCCGCGGCCAAAAGAGATAGACTTTTCGGATATTCCGAGAGATTCGCATCCACGGACTGTTACCACCGCCGCTGCGGACGTATACACCGACAATGGGGACAGCCCGCTGGCAACCGGCGATGATATGGATAAACTGATTGCGGAGAGAATTGCGGCGCGGCAACGCGACTTGGATATCATAGGCGAGAGAATGAAAGCGTCAATGCCGCCGGAACACACACGGGCACCGGTAACCCCGGTCCAATATAATCCAAATGACATTACACCTACTGCGATACCTACTACGACAATGCCGCCCACCGCATTACAAAGTGTGGATACGCGCAAAGTGCCTGAAGATATACGGAAGGCGCCTGAAGATATACGGAAGGCGCCTGAAGATATACGCAAGGTGAGATTTCAGGAAGAAGATACAAATCCAATCTTTCTGAAACTGAAGAGGAAACCGATGGTGGATGTTTGATTCCTTTTTTGATAAAAATCATTGCGCCGCCTACCTAAAGGCAGGCTTGCTCCATTCTTTTTATCAAAAACCACTATGATACCGTTTTCAGAATAGAAGACGATTTTTGCTTCCTTTTTTGATAAAAATCATTGCGCCGCCTACCTAAAGGTCGGCTTGCTCCATTCTTTTTATCAAAAACCACTATAATATCTTCATCATAATAGAAGACGATTTTTGCTTCCTTTTTTGATAAAAATCATTGCGCAGCCTACCTAAAGGTCGGCTTGCTCCATTCTTTTTATCAAAAACCACTATAATATCTTCATCAGAATAGAAGACGATTTTTGCTTCTTTTGATAATAATGCTGGAGCGGGGAGGGGGCTTCCTGCCCCCTCTCTGGAGCAAGCATTATTATGAAAAGATTAAATAAAGATTATGCGAGACTGCTCCCCCGCCCCCGTCCGCGGGTCCGCCGGTATTATCGTCCTACGCCCTCGCTCCACCATATTCCCCATCTGGTATAACTCCAGGTCATAAATGATATTCGTTTTGGGGTCTTCCGCATATTCTTTGCCAGCCACAGTCAATTTCCGCAATGCGAATTTCTCCATTTTTTCATTTTGTTTCTTCGTCTTATCATCGTCTTCTGCCGCAATATTCGGTTTATATGCGAGAGATTCCTCACCCGTCCCCGTTCCAAACGTATAGCATTGTAGCCGCTCCTTGGCGCCAGCATTCGCGTGAATCATACAATCAAACGACGATTCCTTCACCGCCGTCAATATCTGGCGTGTAATGCGTTCCTTGATATTGGATATCTCGTAAAGGGACTGGTCAGTGCTCATCGGCGTCGTCCCGTCTGTCTTGCTCTTGTCTTGCATCCGAATATTCAATGACTCGTCATTGTCCGACGCCATTTGGCGCGCCGTAAATCGCATCAAGTATAAAAACACATCCACGGTTCGCAGTTCTTCCGGTAAGTCAATATGGCTACAAATACGCCGAGCGCGGCCAATAATCTGCTCTGTGCGAACAGGGTGCCAGTAAGGTTCGGTTATATGAACATAGCGCACATTGCGCAGATTAATGCCCTCCGCACCCGATGCGGTAATCATCAGGATTTTAATAACCTCGCCATACATATTATTCGTGAATCGCGTGCTAAGTTGCTCGGTAATGGACTTCGGCACATTCTTCCACTTGCTATTGAATATATTGCGAATGATTTCCTTCTCTTCGGGTGTTTCTGTTCCCGTATAAAGCGCAAAGCACGGGCGTTCCTGTTCTTCGGGTGTCATATCAATGGTCCAGTCACCCAGCGACGACTGCCGAATCTTGAATTGCGAGAACCCGTTTGTCTCCAATATCAGCTTGATGATTCCGATACCTTCTAATGTGCGGAACTGGCTGTAGACGAGGTGAAGACCGATGTGTTGTTTATCAAGAATATTCTGTAATAAGTGAAGGAATTTGGGGCTATAGGTAGCGAGTTCTTCGGGAATCAGGAAACTGCCCGCACTCACTGTCAAATCGCGAATAGCCTTGGTTATGGCGGCCTGATATTGCGCAACGTATTCCTTTTTGCCACTGGCCGCCGCCGCCGCGCCCTTCTCTGCTCCAGCCGCTCTCTTACCTGACATAACTGCGGCAATCGCATCAGAGTGTTCGCCGGTGATAATCATTTCGGCGTCGTCGTCGTCGCTATCTTCGCCCCCCACATCGCCGTCGAGCATATTTTCGTCCAATGCGGCTGCCGCGGACTCACCTTCTGCTGCCGCTGCCGCTGCCACTGCCCCTTTCGGCTTACGCCCGCGTTTCGCAGCACCACCCGGCGGCGCCATCTCTCGCGCAATACGCGCTGCCAACATTTCCGCAGTCTCGTTCATTTCACCCATAGCCCCCGCATCCGGATTACGACCCAGTGCGGCGGATTTATCCATTTCTGCCGCCGCAGTCCCGTCATCGCCCGGAAGAGGTCGGCGAATAGATGGCGGGAAAACAAAATTACAAAATGCGCGTGAAAAAATACGATACGTGGATGAAACGTCGTCGTAGATACCGTCGCCGTCCCCCTTTGCCGCCGCCCCCGCGCCACGCTTCTTCGCCTTCTTCTTCATATTTGACTCTTGGTTGCGTTCTAGGTCGCGCACCCGCGAATAAATCGCGAACTGGTAATCGCTCATCTCAACTTCAACCAAATGGAAATTCGTGGCGGAATCATATGTAGGCAATAGCTTTTCCTGGGCGCTGCGGAAATACGATGTAAGACCCAGAATACGCCGAATAAAGAGGTCGCGGTTCTTGAATTCTAATGTAGATGGGTCAATAAAATAACTGTTGAATTCGTCTAATTTATCCGGGAGCGCAGTAAAGGGTGCTTGTTTGCTAGTCGTCGCGGAAATAACCGAAATTCCATTCTCGCGGAGTTTCTGGACAATGGCGCGTTCAAATGCGGCATCCGAGAGAAGACCGTTTTCAGTGGAGGTTGAATCCATAACGGCAATACCTCCCGCTCCCGCTGCCGCCGCATCCGCATCCGCCGCCGCCTCCCCCACAACGGCACTCGGGTCGCCACGCCGAACAACGCCGCGATATTTCGCCGAAACCGAGTCATAATCACGCACAAACCCAAACGGATTCCGCGTAATCATCAGTTTTTTGTTGCGGGTATTATAGTCCATATAGTCAAATGAAAGTCCGATTCCCTTTGCGAAATCCGCGGCGGCCATACCCCCCTTTCCGCGTCTTGCCTGCGGCGGTGCTTCTGCGCCAGTGAGACCAAATATTGTCTTAAACGTGTCTAGTGTCAAGCGGCCACTGCCTGCCGCGGCTCCGGCTCCGCCTTCGCTTACGGTGAACACCCAATTGTCAATATTGCCACGTAATATATTAAACAACACAGCAATCTCATTTGGGTAGTTAATGATGGGCGTTCCCGTCAATAATACGACTTTCGCATTCTGCGCCGACAATAAAAAGTTGTATAAGCGGTATGCCATTGATGTAGCGCGTTTGAGTTTATTCACGATACGGCTGACGAAGTTGTGCGCCTCGTCAATAATAACGACCGAATTATCAAACGGATTGCGAGTATACCCATCCGTCATACTCTTCAGCTTTTCGGCGCGAAGACCGTTATAATTAATGAAGTCGTATTTGGTATTTATCATTTCGTCTATTTGGCGGTCGACGCGCACACGCTGACTAGGCGTGAGTTCGGTTTCATAATTGCTGGGTTTGGTGACATTTACCATCCACGCGCCCCCGTTTGCGCGGACGAACTTATCATCAGGGAACATCAGGATTTGCGATAGTATACGGGTGAGCTCGGGATTGCCGCGAGACTCAATAAACTCCCAATATTGGTTTTTCTTATACATCAAGTCGCCGCATTTTGACTTCATTTCTTCAATATAGTTCATACGAAGTGACGCGGGGGTCATAACCACGATACGCTTAAATGTCTTGAGACCCTCGGCGATGGCGATGGACGAGCATGTTTTACCACTGCCGAGTCCGTGAAATAGCAACAACCCGCGGTAGGGCGAATAAATATTCAGGTAATCGCGGACGATTTTCTGGTGGGTGAGGAGCGCGACGGACGCAGAGTCGTCACCACCGTAAAGCGACTCGCACGATATGTCGTTTTCGCCGGATGTGAGTTCATCGCGATAAGGGCGGAAGAGCGCATTAATATATTGGATGAATTTGGCGCGGTTATTCATATAAAATTCGGATGCCTGGACTTGTGGAAGCGCGCGTGGTGTGGGGAGTCGTCTGGATACGATGGTATCACCGACTTTATATGCTGCGATATTCACAGTGGAGTCTTCGCGTTCCTGGATTTTCTTCACTGCGGCTTTCGTGCTGACAGCAGCCGCACTTACGGAACCGGATGCGGCGGCGGAGGCGCCTTTTGGCTTGGGGCGAATAAGACGTGTCTTCTTCTTTGGGGGCTCTTCTTCTGGTGCCGCCTCCTCCCGCATTTTGTCAAACTCGGCGGCTGACTCATTTGCCTCGGTTATCGCCAATGCTGCCGATGCTTTCGTCTGTTTGACAACTTCATCGGAGGGTAATATGGCGCGTTTGCCTAATTTTACGACACTTGTTTCGCGTTCGGACGCCTCTGCCTCCGCGGCCTCCGCGGCTGCGTATTCTTTAGAAGAGGAGGCGGCAGCAGTGCTAGTAAAAGAAACTGACGGAACTACCGCTGATATACCTCTTAACTTTGCCATAATTGCTGCGCGGTCAATATCCGCAGTATGACGTTTATCTACAATAAGACCAACCGGTGCCTCTGCCTGTTCCGGCTCTGCCTGCTCCTCTGCCTGCTCCTCTGCTTTCGCCTCTTCACCTTCCACCGGCAACTCCGGCTCAAATTCCTCCTGTCTATTTCGCTTCATTGTTTCATATCCAGACACATTTCGCGGCCTTTTAAATACTTGAGTCGGTAATTTACGAACAAAATGAATTACGACCCCTTCTTTCGCATCCGACGCACGCATAACAGAAGGACGGTTCGTCAGATTATATTGCTTCAATACATTCATCAGATACTACTAACATATACCATTATATTTATTTGACAATCCGCGCGATTTGTTTAATCGCCATTTCGCATGTAATCTGTTCCGCCTTCTTCTTGATTTTATGTGTAGCGCGCGCGAAGAAGATGAATGCTTTCCCGCCATTTTCATCGCAAATCCGATGAACTCCCGCGAATCCATCCGCCAACGAATCAAACCGAACGGCGGCGGCGGGGTGCCCGATGACTTCGTGTAATGGTTGTCCTAAACATAAATACAACCCCATTTCATACCCGCCCTCGGTATCCCGCGACAATTCAATATAGTCGGGCGTCGTCTTAAACTCTTTCTGAATCTTCACCTGAAGGATATTCTTGTAATTGTCGTCATTTTTGATGAGGTTCGTCCAGTCAATATGTCGCTCAAACACCGACTCAATGAAGATTTGCGCGATTTGAAACCCAGGCCCGCACGTGAACACTTTCTCAAACCATTTATCATCATCGCGAATCGGCACACGATTGAAGTCCAGAAACAGTGCGCCAATAAACGCCTCAAATAAGCACCCCAATTTCTTTAAATTGGTTCTGGTCTTCTTTTCCTCGGAATGTTTGGAAATAATGAACCACCGATGTAGCCCCATCTCTAGCGCGAATTTGCCGATGGTTTCATTTTTGACGATGGCGATTTTCTTCTCGGTCATAAATCCTTCGTTCTCTTTAGGAAACCTGCGGTAGAGGTAGTATTTTGTGATACACTCTAGGACGCCATCCCCGACGAATTCTAGGCGCTCGTTTGATTTCTGATGAAGCGGCATTGCGCCGTCGGGGCGGTCCACGAATGTTATATTTTCTAGCTCATTGAGCGCTTTAGGGCGTTTGGTATAAGAGCGGTGGACGAATGCGCGCCGATAAAGTTCAAAATTGTGGACTTGGGAAGGCACGCCGTATCGCGTGAGAATGCTTTCCACGTCGGCCAACCCGACTTCCACATTTTCGGTATTATACGGATTGAAGACATAATGGTCGCCGTCGACGCGTATAATATCGTCGTCGTTGTATATATTCTTGCCGGTTCGCGCGCTTTCTCCAGCGATGACGGTGTCGTCCCCACACTCGGCGCCGTCGGCGATATTTAGAAGGATATTCTCGTTTTCGGAACTTTCGGCGTCCGAAGCGCTACTACTACCACTACCAGCGATGGCGGTGGCGGTGGCGGTGGCGGCGGTGGCGGCGGCGGTACGTTGACGAAACATTATAAATGACGGATGACGGATGACAGACAACCAATAATAATATACGGCATTTAAGCAAAATCCAATCAATTTTTTATATCGGTAGTATTTATAATTCAGTAATTTAAAATGGTGTTATCTGGTAGCAAGAGAGTTTCAGGTATTCGTTCGCTGACGAACAAGGGTTGCCACTTCGGCAGTATGCCCGGTTCTGCCCCCAAGATTGGTCGTGGCACTTGGACTTCGGTCGCCTACCGCCAGGGAGGTATGACATGCGATTGCTTGGCGAAGATTCGTTTCCAGACATGCGCCGAACAGTATGCGTATTTGAAGGAGAAGAACTTGATCTTCAACTGCAAGCTTACGGGTGGTGTGGGTAGACAGCCGTTCAATAAGAACTGTGCTCCAGCCAAGGTCTAAGTCTAGCCCTTGGCTCTAGGTCTAAGTCTACGTCTAGCCCTATATTTATTATACGATAATTATATAACAACTGTAATTATGGTAAACAGCAAAGTCGCTCGTCGCGTATTATTTAACAGCACCGGCCCCACGAATGCTATCGGCACCGATACGTCAAACGGCGGCGGAGACAAGAAGGGCGGAGCCCCCTCATCAGGGACCGGTCAGATGCGTAGCTTCGCAATGAGGAATACCATCACGGAAACCGCCAAGAATAAGGACTTTTTATTTAAGTTCATTGAGAGATTGGCGCCGGCGCGTAATTCTGGGCCGAAGTTATAAGTTGGGGGGCTCGCCCCCCATGACCCCCCCATTCGCTGGGACGGAGATATAACAACATAAACACACAAGTATATTGTTATGTATTGACACTACGACGACGACGACATGATTATCAAGATAGACTGCCGAGAGAGAGAATTGTTGGAATTGATGACGCCCGCTGCCGCGCCCGCCATTGCCCCCACGCCCACCGCCGCCGCACCCGAACCCGACCATTACCTAATGGATTTAGGCGATGGAGTTACGATGAAGGTCCCGCTTCCGAAGAAGACTACACCGACAACGACGAAAACAAAGAAATCTCTCGCCGTCGCGACGAACCACGAAATCAAATCCGAGAGATTACCTTTAGGCGATATTATTCTCCACGACCCCGCCGGACAAGGACAAGGACAAGGACGCGATATTGTCCTTTTTGAGAGAAAGACACTGAACGACCTGGCCGCGAGCATCCAAGATGGGCGGTATAAAGAACAATCCTTCCGACTGTTACAACAGTCGTGTGCGGCTGCCGGATTTCACCCCCACAATATCGTGTATATTATTGAAGGTGACATCGCGCAATACGAGGCAAAGCGCAATAAGAACAACCGGATAACGAAGACGGCGCTTCAGAGCGCGATGGTGTCGCTGCTTTATTATAAGGGGTTTTCGGTAATCCGCACGATGAATTTAGGCGAAACCGCGGACTTTATTATACATTTTGCGGACAAGGTGGCGAAGGAGAGCGCAGAAGGCACGATACCCGCGCACACTACGGGCGGCGACGTTCCCGAAACTGTTGAGACCGCCGCGCAGGCATATAGCGAGGTCGCAGCGAAGAAAGAGAAGCGAGACTACATCACACGAGAGAATATAGGGGAGATTATGCTCGCACAGGTGCCGGGGGTGAGCGCGAAGGTCGCGGCGGCGATTCTGGCGAAATACGGCGGGTCCATCTATGAGTTTTTAGGGGATTTACACCGGAAAATCGGGGAATACGATACCAACATCGCCTCCTCGTTATCATCAACACTGGAGATGGCGGTGGTGCCCGTGAATGTGCCAGCACCACCCACAGCACCCACAGCACCCGCGCTGATGAATAAGAACAAACTGAAACACGTATCGGAGTGTTTCGCGGATATCGCGATGGACGGAAAACGGGGTATCGGGAAGGCGACGATAGAAAAGCTCACTTATTTTTTATCGTGATAGTATGTTCATTTACGGTACACTCTCTTTTTACGTGTATGATTTACATTTTTTTTAAAGAGACGATGCTTTTTGCTTCTTCTTTGTCGACTTCCTCCAGCAGCATAAGCTGCTAGTGTCCTTATATCTCCAATCAAATCTCTATGCACGAGTGTAAAAGATTGTGTATCACTTGCGTAAGAAACACCCAGTACACCATTTTTCTGTAAATTAGTAGCATACTTTGACGCATTAAGCGTTCGCGCTGATGATGGACGGTCCCCCGCAGTAAATAATATTTTTTTAGCTATACTTCTTCGGACTGTAGGAAGTTGGTCTATAAGGGTTTCATATCCAGAATTACCCACTAAAACTGAATTTTCTTGGTCAATATCACCTTTACCTTTCTTTGTTATGATACGCATCCACATTTTAAAATTGTCACCTGATTCTAATAAGTCCCATAGGTCATTCATTCGCATTTGAGGGTTTTGTTTCCATAAATTAATAATTGTATCAATTCCTTCTTTTAAAACATTATTTGCGGATAATACGTTTGGTGCTTTTTTCAAGTCAATATCAGATATGGTATTACCAATAACTAGACCTCCAAGATTAAAATTAAAATTAATTGTTACTTCTCTCTTATTACTGTTAAATTCGTGTTTAGTAAAGTATGTAGTTCGTTCTTCTATATCCATAACACGCATAACCATACTGTGAAATTCTTCATTACTATTATTACAGCTTGAAAATGCCGCAGCAGCATCGACTCTTGCTGGAATATTACAAACGGATGCTCTATGAATCTTAGGTTTTATTCCGGCAGGAACACTATTGTTAATTATTCGCCAATTCTGAGGTTGTCTTTGAACCTCAGCGAATAATAGTTGTGAATTGGCATTGTCCAGATATACTAATCCCTTTGCTCTACTATAAGCAGCTGCGTGTTCAGGCCTTCCAAGTGTTTCTTTCATTTTTGCTGCCAACCTAGAGTCAATATCAGGTAATCCTCCTGCTCCTTCATGTTGGTATATCAAACCAAGTAAATATAATTGGTACAGTAAATTTTCATATTTGTCCCTTTCAATATACTGAATAGTAGGTGGATATTGAAACTGTTGTAACACTGATTCATTTACCCTAGTTCCAGGTGTCAGAATAATAGTTATATATTGTATAGCAACACTACAAAACCACCCAAGCTGTGGTAATAATATTTGCGTCTCTTGCGTCAGTTGGTTGCTAGTAAGTAAACCATTTATAGCAACGAGTTCATCCCTCGCATATTCTAATCCCTTTTTTGCTATCATTATAGAAATTTTATAAACGACCGCGCGTTGACTTCGTGATAATGGTGCTGCTGCGTCGCGTTCTTCTGCGGCTGCTATTGCTAACTGTTCTTCCGCAAGCAAACTATCAAAATCATTTTTCACTTCAATCATAAATGGGTCGATTATATCTTTTATGGTTGTAGGATCTTCTAGGCTTCTAGTATTACGACGGGTATTGTCCGGGTTGGCTTGTTGATCTCGCCGTTTCTGTTCTAATTCTCTTACAAAAACAACCTTTTTTTTAAGTTCTGAAAACCGTTCTATATGTAATTTGCGAATGAGTCGTGCGTCTTCTTGACGGTTTTGAGCAGGAGTAGGAGGAGCAGAAGTAGGATCAAGAGGAGGAGGAGCAGGAGTATTAATTCTATTTTCATAAAAATTCCTATAATTGTCTAATCGGACTGGACTCATATCCATAGATAATACATCCCAATTTTGTAAAAGTCCTTTTAATTCTTCCCGTTGTTGTTGTTGATATTGACTAAATGCTGATATTGTCATTTTAGCACCACCGCACATTTGTTTAAAACGTTTACTACCGCCAACCTGTCCAGTGCGTAGTTCTAGAAACGAATTGTATAAATTAACTATATTAGGTCGGGTAGTTAATCCGCAACATTTACCAAATACAATAACACGCATAATATCGCGGAATAACGACCCATTAAATAAATTTATCCATAAAAATTTATCCGCGTCTGTGCGTTGTTCAGGACTATCGCCAACCATATCAGCATCAGCACCAGCATCAGCATCAGCACCAGCACCAGCGGCGGCAGCAGCACCAGCATCAGCACCAGCAGCAGCCGCACGCACGGGCAATCTAATGCTCATAGTATTAATCACCCGCCACATATTTGTAAGAATAAACTTATTCAATTCTTTTGTTCGTGTAAAAACTTCTATGGAACATTCGCATCCGTTGTCGTGTTCAGAAGTTTCAGTTTTATCAAATAAATCACCGATACATCCCAATATTGAATCTTTATCAAATCTATCACCTGACAATATATGTTGAATAACGAATATTTTATTTGAATCTATTAATTGATTGATATAAAGAATAAGTTTTAACATATTATTATTATTACTGTATTCAACTGCTATCTGTAATTGTTGAATAGCTCGGAAATAAGTCGTTATATAGACATTATCAACTCTAGGTAGTGCGAGCACTACATTTTCATTATATAATTCGGAATCAAAATGTGAAGTAATTACATTATTTGATATTTTTCTTGTTTTAGTAATCGGATTTTTAGTATTCGGGGTTTGTGTATTTGGTTTTGGAGTATCAAGCGGTGCTTTTTGAATTGTTAAAAGGGAAGACAAATCTGGTTGCGGTTTTTGAAAACCAGGTGGTTTTCGTTCCGTTCGTGGTCTTTCACGTCCCATTCCTATTGGTTTTTTACCACCATTTTGTGCTATACCTCGTGCTGCTCCTTCTGCGATCAGATGGTCTATATACATAACGATTTTAGCCATACGGTCAATTGTTAATCCAAAATCGTGTATTGGGTCGTGGAATATAGCACTCAACATCCATATAAGCATTGAGATAACACAAAACTTCATTGTGTTTCGTTCAATTGGGTCAACACGTGCGACATCCGCCATTTTATCAGTCTACAACCGTATATTTTATTATAAATATTATACGGTGTGTATATAATTAATCTATATATAATTAATCTATATATATAATTAATCTATACTAAATATAACATAAATGACAGCAGACACCACCGACACCCTCGCCAAATACGTTGTTTTAGGCATATTCCTTATTCTCGCTCTCGTCGCCATCCAGTATATTTTCCGTAATCAGCTCGGGATGATTGAAGGTCTCGCGAACAGGAAATCCAATAAAGGCAATACGGACCCCCTTGAAGACGAAAATGAAGGCGACATTATCACCATCGCCAAGCGCCAAGAAGAGCTCACCGCGAAAACGCACAAGTCGCTGAATATGGACTCACATTACAATCATTACAATAAAATCATTGAGAATATGGACCAGTGGGTCAACGCCAAAATCGTGAATTCTCTCAAGAATGTCTCTCGGGAAGTCCACGGCGAAGGCAAAATGGAGGACATCGTTCGGCATATGAACGAGTTGAACACGATGAATAAGTTCAAGGTCACGTTGGAGGAGTGTGCGAGGTATATTGATTCCTCGTGAAAAAATCGTTGCGCGCCCTTCGGTTGCTCCACTCTTTTTCACTCGGGTCCTCTCTCCTTCGTTATTGCGCTTCACTCCGTTCCGCTCCATAACTCCCTCGTTCGTTGTCTTTCGCTATTGTGTTCCTCAGTCCTACGTCGTTCGGTATTACTCGCGAATTCAGACGTCGGTTTCATTAAGCGAAGCCCGAACGAGGGAGTAATGGAGCGTAACGGAGTGAAGCGCAATTACGTAGGAGAGAGGAACCAGCATAGAGTCCCGTCATAATCCCACGACACCGTGGTTTCTTTACCGCAGGTGCCGGTGCCGGTGCCGAGTCGGTCGTCCAAAAACACCTCCCAGTAATCGGCGCCATCCCCCCACCCGCGTTGCTCGCTCCGCACCCACTTCCCCGCATAGGTAAATCCCTTATTTGTAAAATACCGCCAATCCTTCCGTCCCAGTGCCGGAATATACTCCCACGACTTCCGGGTCGCATAGGTATATTCGTATCGCTTGTCTTGTGAAAATCCTCCGCTAGGATTACGAAAACATTCTATTTCTTCAGGGTGTGTGTGCGTCATTTGTCCGTCTGTCTGTATAGAATACATAATATCAGTTTATGTGAGTTATTATGTATCGCCATCCTACGCCGCCGGTCGCCGAGCCCTTCCTATTTCAACATCCGCGCCTCTACCCCGTGAAACCGCATCCCCCGCATATCTCGCGCTCCTATATTTATCGTTCGCCGCCGGCACCTTCATCGGCACCAGTGCGGAAGTATCTGACCGCGCAGCATCGGGTCGGGTCCTGTCCGCGTATATCCCCGACGCAACCGCCGATTCAGAATATCGGATTCCGCCCCAGTTCGCGTCCATCGGGTTGTCGCTATATTTCGACGTGATTTCCTTCGCGCGAAATGCCGCATCCTGTGTCGTATAATCCCCCATATTGAAATTCAGCGGGTCAAATCCGTCATACATCTGGTTATTGAACGGCGGGTTATCGCGGGAAGCATCCATCATCTGGACGAGTGCGGCGGGTGCGGGAGAATAAGGCATATTGGGCGAGAGACCGCCCTGTAAATCCGTCGGGGAAGGCCGCATCTTGTATACCGCCTGGCCTTGGGCGTCATACGAAAACTGTAAGAACAATATGGGGCAGCGAATCCCGCGGCCTTGTAACCACTCCATAAACTCGGAATAATCGTCTAAACTCTTGAATCGGATAGGGTTGACGCCGGGAACTTTCTCTACTTTTGAATTGTAAAGAAAGATTTCGCTTCCGTGTTGAATGAGAATATTCGGGCATCGGTCGTTATTCATTGTGGCGAAGTCGCCGCCGACGCCACCACCGCCCGTAGCAGCGCCTGTCTCAAACCCTTCCACGCCGTCTTTCTCCTTATCCGTATCCATATCATTATCCTTATCCTTCTTAACTACATTCCCCGTCGCCGTCGCCGTCGCAGTTTTCCGCAGTTTTCGCGCTTCTAGTGCGTCTGGTTCTATACTCACAAACCCCTCCGGAAGAGTGGCTTTAGACGGCGTCCTGGATGTGATATATGCGCCCAACAAGAAGAACGCAATAATAATAACAGGTAAAATCCTCTGGACTTTCACGACTCCTGCCAATATTCTACCTTCTTTCATCAACATCGCGGCATTTTCGCTGATGTATTTCACAATGTTTTTCATAGACATTCAATGTATATACTACGAGGATAATAATTATCACAGTGATAATAATATCCCAGTGATAATAATTATCACAGTGATAATAATATCCCAGTGATAATAATTATCACAGTGTAATACAAGAAACAATGATTGAAGTCATCAATGTCAAAAAGCGCAAACACCTTGATAAATTAAACGCCGCCGCAAAACACGCACACGATCATCCAGAGACGCACGGCCTCCTCGTAAAAATATATGCGGACTGGTGCGGGCATTGTGTGAAAATGAAAGCGGATTGGAAACGCATTACAGATGAACTTAAAGCCGATTATAAATGTAAAAGGCCGGGTTGTGTGCTTACCATCGCCAATATCCTCGCCAGAGATTTAGGCCCAAATGACCCCATTATTCAAAACATCAAATACATACCTAAAGATATTAAGGGAGTCCCGATGATTATGTATATTTCCAAAGGTGTGCGTTCTTTAGAATATTCCGATGAACGCGAGTATTCACAGATGTTGAATTGGATTATCTCCCATCCCAAATTCGGGTTGGTGCGTAAGGACGCGGCCCCGGAAGCGGCCCCAGAAGCGCCCCAACTTGATGGGGTTATGAGAGGATTGACGAGAAAGGCGCGTCTGAAATTCAAGGAGTTTCACCGCGGAACATTGAAACGGTTTCACAAGGAGATGCGGAGGCAGCATCAAAAAAGCGTGAAGACGAGAATGGCGACTCCGGCCGCCACACGGCATAACCGGCCAATTCCAGCGTATTTACGCCAAGCATAAATAAACGCCAAGCATAATATACATTTATCTAACTAATTAGTATAATCATCGCACCCAAATTTTATTTAAAATGTTGACATCTTGTCCTATGGCATCATTTATATTGATGCTGATTATTATATCTATTTTATTAGATTCGTATGTTATCTTTGGACTAGGACTTGCGCCGAAAAGTAATGTAATTCTAGGGACCACATATTTCATCGTTATATTATTTGCGGTGTTTACAATTTGGCTGGCAAATAAAACATGCTACAACTTTATATGGGTGTCGTGGTTAATCGTCATATACATTGTATGGGGCATCATCAATTCAATCATACTATTTATAGACCCAAAAAAACAACAGGAACTGCGAAATCAATCTATGGCGATAGATAAACAAGTCGCTGAAATACGCATTAACAATCAATAACAAATATTTATGTCATCTTATATTATAATCGTACTTCTACAATGTTATCCAATATCGCAGTTTGCCCCCTGGCCTCGGTGATTTTGACCCTCGTCATTATCATCAATATTTTGGATATTTATTTAGTCGGGTTTCATTTCGCGATTTTAGTGACGAATCTCTTGATTTCCGCATTCTTCGTTTGGTTGGCGAATAAGACCTGCGACAAGTATAAGTGGGTGTCCTGGTTGATTACCGCCTACTTCGTGATATGTATCATCGGTGCGATGGCCATCCTTACCAACCCGCAGAGGTACGCCGCCGGCGCCGGCGAAAATAAACAGCCCTCCGCCGAGAACAAGCGGGTGCGTTTCACTGATTCATCGTAAGTCTCAACGTGAAATCAATGCGCGCGTGACGAAGAAACACGTATAATCCGAACACATTCACGAGAATGAGAACAGCTCTATAATCCAGTGAGTAGATATAAACCGAAAAAAGCCCTGAAATAAGCGGTTTTATCATATTATATAGCATAAATACACCCCAAACATATAATGGGCTTAGGTGGTATGTCATTTCGGTGGGCATCGGACGACGACAACGACAATGACGGTATGGCGCGGTATGCTGCTGATATATTACAAAGATATCATTCAATTTTATGTACTTATAACGATAAAATTGAAATAAAGAATAGATGATATTCCAACCAGAAACAATACCTACCCGTGGTTAAAGATATGAAAAAATTCAAGATTGTCAAGAAGCCCGTATCCGCGCCCACACCCGCCGATGTGGTGGTGACAGCCGATCCGTCATTCCGACTCATAGACTTCAATGTATACGATTGTGTGCCGGAGACGAATACACACTCATCCGCCTCGGAAAATAGTGGCGGCGACGACAGCAGTTCAGTCGCCTCTGCGGACAGCAGTGGTGGCGCCGGCGGCGCACGACAAGGAAAAGCTGACTACAACCGACCAACCGCCGACGTCAACGAATTCCGCATCCAGATGTTCGGCATCAACGAGCAAGGCGAAACCTGCTCCATCTTCGTGGACGACTACCACCCCTTCTTCTATATCAAAGTCGCAGATCACTGGACCAACACCACCAAATCCGCGTTCATCCGCGACATCAAAAAGAACTTAAAGAGCCGATACTACGAAAACAGTATTCTCGCGGACAAATGCGAAATCGTGGAGAAGCGCAAGCTTTACGGGTTTGACGGGGGGAAGAACCACAAATTCGTCCTCATTGTGTTTAAGAACACGACCGTTATGAACCGCGTGAAGAATCTCTGGTATTATGACATATACACTGCGCGTGACGGGAAGACGCGTGCGCTGAAACCAGATGGATACCAATTCGCAAATACAAACACGACCATCTATGAAGCGAATATTCCGCCTGTCCTGCGGTTCTTCCATATCCAGAAAATCAGTCCATCTGGATGGGTGACCTTTTCCGAGAAGAAGACGCGACTTATTGAGAAGTATACGACCACGTGTCAATACGAATACCGCCTGTCATTTGAAGACATCATCCCGCAGAATGAAAAAGAGACCGTCGTTCCTTACAAAATATGTAGTTTTGATATTGAGGCCAGTAGTAGTCACGGTGACTTCCCCATCCCCGTTAAATCGTATAAGAAACTTGCGACGAATATTGTCGACGCCGTCATTGCGAAACACGCAAGTGGCGTGGAAATAACCGACGATGAGTTGACATATATTATTTATACCGCATTTCAGTATTCATATCAGGGTCGTGGACCCTATCCCAATATAGATAGAATATACCCAAAACGACGACCGAAAGAGGCGGATATGGCGCGATTATGCCGTCTCGTGTGTTCCAAGGAACTTCGGCATCTTATCAAGCAAGAGGTCGTCGCACAAGAAAATACGATAGAGCAGATATTCCTTCAAATGGCGGCGACAGCGAAAGAGGAGGCTGCGGCTGCTGCGGAAAAGAAGGCCGGCGCGGGCGGTGGCGGTGACAGCGACGACGACAGCGGCGATGATAACGACGCTGATAACGAAAAGGGGGGTGGTGACGTAGACGAAACTATACAGACATCATCAAGAGGAGGCCGAATGGCCGCCACCGCCGCGCCAGCGCCAGCACCCGACCTCTCCGTGAAACTCATCACACTCCTGAACAACCCGAAACACTCCCGCGAGACCAAAATAACAATTGTGAGCGATACACTGGGGTCCATCTTCCCCAAAGTGGAAGGCGACAAGGTGACATTTATCGGGTCAACCTTCGTGAAATATGGCCAAAACAGCAATAGACCCTACTTGAACAACTGTATCGCCCTAGATACGTGCGACAATATTCACGACGAAGTGCCGAATTCGGAGATTGAATCGTATACTACCGAGGCGGATGTATTGGTCGCGTGGACGCGCCTTATCCAGAAAGAGAATCCGGATATTATTATCGGGTATAACATCTTCGGGTTTGATTACCAGTTTATGTTTCGGCGTGCGGTGGAGACGGGGTGTTATGAAGAGTTCCTGAAACTTTCGCGCAACCGGGACGAACTGTGTGCGAATGCGGGGGGCGGTGGTGCGGCCGGAAGTGGCGGCGGATATGTCAACCCGAATACCGAAATAACGGCGGACAATGTCGCAATAGAGCAAACCAAAATCGCCCTCGCCAGCGGGCAATACGACCTCCACTTCATCAAAATGACGGGACGTCTCCAAGTGGATGTATACAATTACTTGCGCCGGGATTTCAACCTCTCGTCGTATAAATTAGACGATGTCTCTAGTTATTTCATCGGCGATGCGGTGAAAAGCGTGGAATACGACGCCACCACGGATACGACCCGTATCTCCTCCGGGAATTTGCTCGGGCTTGAAGCGGGCAACTACGTGAAGTTTGAACAGACGAATCATTCAACAGACGTCTACAAGGACGGGCATAAGTTCAAGGTTATCGCCGTCACCGGTCCCGCATTCACCGTCCAAGGATGCGCGACCCCCGATATGAAAACAATGGTGCGCTGGGGTCTCGCCAAAGACGATGTATCGCCACAAGACATTTTCCGGATGACAAATGAAGGCCCACGCGAACGCGCAGTCATCGCGAAATACTGTATTCAGGATTGTAACCTGGTCCATCATCTGATGAATAAGATAGATATCATAACTGGATATACCGAGATGGCGAAAATCTGTAGTGTGCCTATCAGCTTCCTCGTAATGCGCGGGCAAGGCATCAAACTCACGAGTTATGTCGCGATGAAGTGTCGCGAAATGAATACACTGATGCCAGTGATTGACAAAGACCGCAGTGAAACCGGGTATGAAGGCGCGATTGTCCTCCCCCCGAAATGCGGCCTTTACTTGGATAACCCAGTCGCCTGTAATGACTATTCGTCGCTGTATCCGTCATCAATGATTAGCGAGAATCTGTCACACGATAGCAAAGTATGGACGAAGGAATACGACCTTGACGGTAACCTCATCCGCGAGACGGGGGAACAATGCTACGATAACCTCCCCGGATACAAATATGTGGACATCACCTATGATACGTATAAATGGACGCGCCCGAAATCTGTGACGAAGACCGCCGCAGCCGCCGTGAAAGTGAAATGCGGGACGAAAGTCTGCCGGTTCGCGCAATTTCCGGAAGGCGAGAAGGGAATTATGCCTGCGATTCTGGAAGAACTCCTGACCGCGCGTAAAACCACGCGTAAACTCGCGGAGAAGCAGACCGACGCATTTATGGCGAATATCCTGGATAAACGCCAGCTTGGTTATAAGGTGACTGCGAACTCATTATATGGACAATGCGGTGCGAAGACGAGCACATTCTACGAAGTGGATGTAGCAGCTTCCACGACGGCTACGGGCCGCAAACTCCTTACATATGCGCGCCGTGTAGTGGAAGAAGCATACGGTGATATCCTCCTCCCGACATCGCATCCGAAATACCCAGTCGTCCAATCCAATGCGGAATATATCTATGGTGATACGGATAGCGTGTTCTTCACGTTCAATCTTGCCACGCCCGACGGCACCCCCATTCGGGGCAAAGACGCGATTGAAATTACGATAGAGCTTGCGAAGCAGGTCGGTGATTACTCGTCCAAGTTCTTGAAGGCGCCGCACGGGTGGGTCTATGAGAAGACGATTTGCCCCTTCGCACTCCTGCGTAAGAAGGGATATGTCGGTATATACTATGAGCAGAACCCGAATAAGGGGAAACTGAAGAGTATGGGAATCGTGCTGAAACGCCGCGACAATGCGCCGATTGTGAAGGAAATATACGGCGGGATTATTGACATTCTGATGAAGGAGCAAAATGTGGACCGGGCCATCGCCTTCCTGCGCGAGAAACTCCAATATATGATTGACCAGAAATGCCCGATGGAAAAACTCATCATCACAAAATCACTGCGGTCGGATTATAAGAACCCGGCGCAAATCGCGCATAAAGTCTTGGCCGACCGTATGGGTGTGCGCGACCCAGGCAATAAACCGAATACAGGCGACCGCATTCCTTATGCGTATATCCATAATGACACGAAAGGTGCGCTTCAGGGCGATAAAATAGAGCATCCGTCGTATATCCTATCGCAAAAACTCCAGTTGAATTATTCGTTCTATATAACAAACCAGATTATGAAGCCGGTCCAGCAATTATTCGCGCTTGTATTGGAGCAACTGCCCGCATTCCAGAAGAAGAAGGGGCGGTTCTTGGATGCGGTGGCGACGGTCGCGTCCACGATGGACGACCCGGTCAAGCGGGAGAAGAAAATAACAGAGATGCGGCACAAGGAGGTGAAATCGCTGTTATTTGATGAGTTTCTAGTGAAGGCGGAGAACTTGAATAAAGGAAATCGCGCAATAACGGATTGGTTCGGTGGCAAACGCGGAAAATGAAAAAAGAAACCTAATTCAGTGTAATATTTTTAATCCACCTCCATAATGTCGTCGTCGCCACCGCCACCGCCGCCGCCGCCGCCGCCGCCACCACCGCGTTGGTTGTTATATCCAGGATGATTTGTCATATGATTCACTGTATTTACGATGTCTTGGTAGATTTGGTCGTTGTTGTAACCTACAGGAAGGTCATATGAAAATGTTAATTCATTATCATCAATACGGTCAATTGTGAGATTTGCGGGTGGAGGCAATGGTTGTTGCCGCGGCGGAGGTTGCTGCTGTCGTTGTCGTTGGGGTAAATGTGCTGCCGGTGCTGCCGTCGCCGGAGGCATATATTCCCGAATATCACTTCTACACATCGGGCATGTGGAATGATTTACAAACCATTCTCTCAAACTTGAACGGTTAAAAATATGATTACAACTACGTATCATCGTTATTTCACTCTCGTCATTGAATTCATCCCGCGAAATAGGGCAAGTCGCATTTACAGGAGATAATACATTTCCAAACACCGTATTCATAGTTGCCCGGCGGATTTGTTCGTTTGTTGGCGCGGTGCTGCCGCTGCCGCCTCCGCCGTCATTTGCGTTTCTTCTGACTCCAATCGGAACCGTATACAACATTGAAAATAAATTATCGGGTTGTCTCGACGGCTCTCGTGCACCTCGCGAGAGCTCACTTGTCAAATATCTAGATAATAAGCGAGGTAGTGTGTCGCCGCCAATACGTGGCGCGGGAGCAGGAGCGGGAGCAGGAGCGGGAGCAGGAGCAGGCGCAGGCGCAGGCGCAGGAGCAGGCGCGAACTCGGCCGCAGCGGCAGCTGAATATGGAACTTGCCGACTATTATAATAAAAAGATTGCCTGACTATTGTCCGCGTCAAATTCTCTCGTAATGTCTGTTCCATCCGTGAAAACATAGCATTCCCATTCGTTATAAAATCATTGTATCTGTGAACCAGGCTAGCATATTCATTCATGTATTGTTGTTCGTCTTCTACGGCATTATAGAACTGATTGAGGTTAAATCTCTCATTGTATTCGGTTTGAAGCTGCCGAATAGGATTGTTTGATGGGTCTGTGTTCATTATTATTATTATTATCAATACATATCCATCGGGCATTCTATCTATATCTGTTTAGAGACACGTTCAGCCTATCAAAAGGGGGGAATGAGGAGGTGAGGGGTGAGGGGTTGTTTTTTAGTCTATCTGTTATTTTACAAAAAAAAAGCATAAAGCATCAAATATTCTATGCTTTATGCTTTTTTTTTGGAAATTTCAATTCAACCCAAAACAACCCCTCACCCCTCACCCCTCACCTCCACCTAACTTAATTAAGTATTTATATTAAATAATACATCAACCCATTATAGCTCTATGAGACAACCGATTTTCAAAGTTTTTTGTAACTCGGTAATGTTAAACATTTTAGTTTCACCCTTTTTAGTATGTTTACCCTTATAGATACCGTTTATTTTCATATTAATTAATTTGACACCCAATTTGAACACATTAATCTCATATTTAATACCATTTTCACCGCACCAATTTTTAAATAACTCATAAATCTCTGAACCAAGTAACTCTATAGATTCTTTATCATCGTTCATATGTTCTCTGGTAAAACTTTCTAACCATTGTTCAATCGGCGATTTGGATAGTTCTTTCAAGTTTGTGTGATATTCAGTTAGAGGTATCGGTATATCTTTGAATTTATCCATTCCTTCAATGCCCTTAAAATAATCATAACATGTTCTAATCACATCATTCTCTTCTAAAAACGTGTGAATCGTTTCAAAGTATATATAATCCCCTTTTTTCTCATCACTTGACCGAATAATTAAATTACGGCGGTCGCCATTGGTTGTGTTTACTGGTTCTTCTTTATTAGTCGTGGTAATAAACCGATGATATGATTTTATTTTGTATTGTGGGATGCCCTTTTGGTTTATGGCGAGTGTATTATCCGTGATTAAGCCCTTTATTTTACCCTCGGCTTCCATTGTATCCTTTTTGGATAACTCGTTTAAATTTACCAGAAAACAATTACACATCATTCCATTAAAATCCCCCCAAACATCACGACTTGGATTAGTTGTTTCAAACACTTTTTCATACCCTAACATTTTTTCAAATAATTTGAATAAGGTTCCTTTACCGGACCCTTCTCCACTTATAAACGTAGGCATAATGGTTTTTATGTGCGGATATTGAATCATCTGAGCTATCCATTTAATAAAATAATCATAGACATTTTCATCGTTATTACAGAGAATCTTAATATGGTTCAATATAAAGTCCAGTTCTGTTTGTTTATGCGTATATGGTTCCGTTAACAATTCCATCGCGAAAGGACGCCATAAATTAAAAATATTGTCAGGGCAATCTGCGCTATTTGGATAAATATCCACATCATCTTTTCGTCTAATATTGTGTGTATGACCAATCCATTTATTTATAAACGGTAAAGTATTGCATCCGGTAAAAATTCCTTTGTCATTATAAACAGGCACATCGTATGATAAATGCGAGTAAGACATTTTTAATTGAGGCTGGGTCAAAAATATAATATTGTTATTATCGTGTTTAACAAATAACGATTTATTAATGATTTTCAAATGAGTTTTTTCAAATGAATTTGCGAGATATTCAAAACTATTTTCATTTTTATTAATCCTAGTAGCGGCCGGTTTAACTACAAAATCATCTGGTATTTTCAATTCGTCATTATGTTCTTTATAAGTCCACATCATATCCAATCCATTCATTTTCTTTTCTACATAGCGCATTATGTCTTGTAATAGCACATCGTCTTTATAATAATCCCCATAAACCATCAAACCATCAAACATTAATATCGCAATTTCAATACCCTTCTTATTTATGACGTGAATAGCGTGTTGTAAAATAATATTTTCATAATAGCACATAATCCGATTAACGGCAGAACCTAATTTATTGTAGGGTTTGTTTTCGGGAACTGACTCAACTAATTCCGCGTATTCTTTTATTTTCACTAACTGTTTTTGAATTTTCTTAATTTCTATATCGTATTTTTTAAATTCGGTAGGTAAGCCCTTGGTCTGATTTACAGTGTCTTTATTCAGTGCGGTTAAATACGCTATTTTACCAAGTTCTCTGGACCCAAACTTCATAACACATTCTTCACGACGACTAATATAATATTCCAAATGCGGACACGGTATATTGTGTAATTTACAAATATAACGAAGCACGACTTGATGCGCATTGCACATATCAATATCAGTGCCAACGCCATCACGCATAAATAATCCCCTAATAGTAGAAGGCAATCCTTGTAATGACCCGCCTGAAAATAAACGACCTGATACTTCTGTGGAATAAGAATAAATTCGCTTGGTAATACCGTTAGTTTTCAAATTAGTTTGACAAAAATTTTGTAGGATGGAATATTTCGTTTTACACTCTTCTTTCGTATGTTTTTTATCCTTATTCAAACATTGCTCTACAAACTCAGAGTAAGACAATTGCGAAAGCCAATGAATAGGTTTAAGTGATAAGCGTTCGGTGATTTCCATATTATAATATTACTAAAGATTATAATTTGGTAATTTCCGCGAATTATTTATTTATTCCTAAATATAATGTATTTTGTTGTTCTTTTTACAACATCGTTTATTTTTATGTCAATGTCGGTAGATATGAACGTATATCCTTGTTTTCTTAAGATACCACGTGCTATATTTAAATACGGTCTTTTACATTCAAAATTCGGTTTAAACGATGATATTTCAGAGCACGCGAAACACTTTTGAATCTCTTCTTTCATATTCAGTATAGCTCTTTGTTTTTCAGGGTCCTCATCCAACTCACATAATAAGAAAGAGTTATTCGCATCTAATTTTAAAATATCAATAATTTTTTTACATACATCCTCGCGTTCTATTTTATATTTATCGCAAAGTTTTACTCGCATATCTTATATAGATAGATAGAAAATCTTTAATTCTTTATATTACAATTATACTTTATATCAAATACGCGGGTTTATGATGCCCCTGATGACACAGGTTCCCGCCGTTGGGGGGCGGACCCCCCCCCCCCAATAAAACTTAAACGTAAAAATACAATATTATGTAAAGACCCATCAAAAACCACCACCACCCACCAGCGATGGACCCACCGCGTTTCCCCGATTTCGTAAATAAGGGCATAACTGGCCTAATGAATCTCGGAAATACGTGTTTCGCAAATTCGTGCCTCCAGGCGCTATCGCACACCTATGAACTGAACCGGTTTTTAAATGATGAAAAATACAAGAAGCGCCTTACAAAGAAGCCAGACGCAGTATTATTGAGCGAGTGGGATAAACTGCGAACCCTGATGTGGAGTGAAAACTGTATCGTATCACCAGGCGGATTTATGGGTTCAATGAAGCAAATCGCGCGACTAAAGAACCAAGAACTATTCACGCAAAATTCGCAAAACGACGTCCAGGAATTCCTCGTGTTTATGCTGGATTCGTTTCATATGGCTCTTGCGAGAGAAGTTAATATGACAATAACCGGTAACGTGAATAGCGACAAGGACATCATCGGTAAGAAATGCTACGAAATGATGCAACAAATGTATACGAAGAATTATTCGGAAATGTTGAATTTGTTCTACGGGATACAAATGTCGGTATTAAGCGAAGTCGGGAGCGACGGCGCAGTCTTGAGTATATCCCCCGAACCGTTCTCTATTATTTCACTATCTATTCCACTCGTTGAAATAGCTGGAACGGGGAAAACGCGTGTTCCGACCCTGATAGACTGTTTTAGCCATTATTGCGCGGGCGAAGTTATGGAGGGGGACAATGCGTGGTTTAACGAGAAAACCGGGAAATACCAAGATGTTAAACGCGGAATGATGTATTGGAGTCTCCCGAATATTATGATAATAGACCTGAAACGCGTCCAATACACCGAACGTGGCGGACCCGTCAAGATAACTATTCCAGTTGAAATACCGCTTCGCGGCCTGAACCTGAGTTCATTTGTAAATGGGTATAAACGCGATAGTTATATCTATGATTTGTATGCAACGTGTAATCATTACGGGAATGGTAGTAAGAGCGGGCATTATACTGCGACAATATGTACGGCGAGTAATATGTGGTATGCTTTCAACGACGAAAATGTAAAAGAAACGGAAATGAAGGGCGATACAATAACAAGTAATATACCGTATTGTTTGTTTTATCGTAAAAGGCAGGCGGCGGGTTCATCGCCAGCGGCGGCGGGTTCATCGCCAGCGGCGGCGGCGGCGCCAGTGGTATCGGAATCATAAAGAGTTATTATACTCGCAATATATAGTATTCATTCATTCGCTCGTTCATTCGCTCATTCATTCGCTCATTCATTCATTCGTAAACTCATTCATTCACTATGTCAGCCACACAAGTATCCAATCCTATGCCATCGCCATCGCCATCGTCCGCGAGTGTCGGATTAAGCCAAGTAAGCAGCATATTTGATTGGTTTGATGGTAAAATGGAGCAATTTATCACCCCGCGCACAATACTTCTTATCTGCGTCGTTATTTTTATGGCATATTTCGTAGTTAATGCTTTAGCCGGAGGCGGTTCTGAAAACGATACACGCGAATCTACCTTATTCGCCGATGTATCCATCATTGAAACATTCTTGTGGGCGATTTTCATCGTCATCGTCGTCCTCAACGGGTTCCAGTATTTCTTCAATACAAATATAACCACCGAAATATCCAATCTGCTTTCTACCAAACCGCAAATCACAATCTCTCAAGCCGTCCCCGGGGGTCCAGAGGATAGCGCTGCGGGCGCAGGCGATTTAGGCGCAGGTCCATCTCTCAAAATGCGAAAACAAGTTTTCCATATTCCCGCTAGCATATATGATTACGACAATGCGAAGGCGCTCTGCCAGGCATACGGTGCCACGCTCGCGAATACGGACCAGATGGAAGAAGCGCATAAATCCGGCGCAGAGTGGTGTTCGTATGGATGGTCTGACAACCAGATGATACTTTACCCTACACAGAAGTCCACGTGGGAAGAACTTCAGAAGAGCACGGACCCCGCGAAGAAAAACAGCTGTGGCCGACCGGGTATCAATGGTGGGTATATTGATAATGCGAGTATGAAGGCGGGCGTAAATTGCTATGGCCCCAAACCGGAGATGAACCCATCGTCATCCAAACTGATGGCAAGTATCCAGAATTATGAGTCGGGAAAGATGTTGGACCCGCTTCACGAGGCACGAGTCCAACAGATGAAAGATAAAATCAACGACGTCGTCATCGCACCGTTCAATAAGGGGGCGTGGTCTCTGTTGTGATTTTTTAGTAATATATTAGTATATACGTAATTTTTTAGTAATATATTTAGTAATCCCTTTGTAATGTCATCCCTTTCTATGAATAAGGTGCGTGGCCGCGCCATCAACGCCAATACGCAAAACACGAACAATTTCTCTATGTGGATGGAGCCGCTTTCACATAAGGATTATCCTGTGACCTATGTCGCGAACCCAACCGAGAATGCGGTCATCACATCCAACGGTATGAAGAATGTCGTTGTTGCTCAACCAGGATTGTTATACAACCAGGCGCGTTTAGATGTCAGTGGGTCAGTGAATCCGACGAGATGGACGACGGGGCAGACGATTAATACGGTGTTTTTAGAAGCACAAGATATTTCCAACTTGAACGTTTTTGTTTCAGGAGGAATACATCAAGTAGCAGCATACACATATACACCTATTTCAAACAATTCAAAAATTATTGTGGAATATGGCGCCATTTATGATATTTCTGGATGGAATGGTGATACATTTGAAAGTAGAATTGAAATTGATAACAGTTTAAATGTTATAGGAAAACGTTACCAGAAATTCGCCGACTATAGTGGTGGTGGAACTAGAAGCAGCACTATTTTTCCGATATGTGGTGCTTACACGAATAACACACTTACACCTCGTAAAATAATGATCATGTTAACAAACAACAGTGATGATCCAGTTCGTTTGTATGGCGCTTCATTTGACGCCTCAATGAAAATAACCGAAATTTCACGTTAAATAATAATAGTAAATGTAAATAATATTGCGAAATGTATTATTTACATATTAGAACTCGGCACGATTGCCTCCCCTCCTCGTCTTATTCTGACGCTTCTTTTCCTTTTTTACATCACCGCCCTTGTTGCGGCGCGTCTTGACGTCGTGTTGTATTCTTTCCTTCGGCGCTACAAGAGACAGAAGAGTATCAAAAATATCATTGGGGACCGGGTTACGACGTTCGGTCTCGTCGTCGCTCTCGTCGCTGTCCGACTCCGCCTTCGCCTTCGGCTCCGTGTCCGTGTCCGTGGCCGTGTCCGTGGCATAATTGCGCGGGCGAAATAGTGCGGGCATCATAAACAACCCAGCAGGAACTGCTAAATCGCGAAAAAGGTCACTGAACTTTTCAGGGATGAAATGCTTGTTCTCGCCACTTGCTGTGTCGTCACCGCTACCACCACCCCCCGTCATCGGCGCCTCATTATACGAGACAAACAACGGCATCTTATGCTGGTATAACATATTATTCACGTGATATCCCCCACCAATCATATTCCCTTCTTTATCTTGGTGAAACACCAAATGCTCTGACGGATTGAAAAATTGACCGATTTTGGATGACATTGGTTGAATACTTATTTAATGAGACTCTACTGAAATAAGTATATATTATGATTTCGGGTATTTTACCGAACATCGGTCACGGCACCTTTTAATCGGTATCGGCATCGTCATTGTCATTGTCGGCACCATCGCCCGGTTTTTTAGCGGATGACGGTTTCTCATTATACAAACGTTTAATTTCCATCGTCGTCTTCGTCTCCCTGTTCTTCTTAATGTAGGTCATAATCTGCTCCACTTGGCTACTGTTGGTGATTAGTTCCGAAAGGCATTTCTCAATATATGACAGCGTCAATGGTGCGGTATGTTTCGCGGTGACAAACTTCAGCTTACCGTCCGAAATATTTACTGTAGCCTTTCCGAGTTGTTTCTCTTCCACGAGTTCAATAATCTCGTCATTGATGACATACTTCTCGGTGCGAATATCCTTGACAGCTTCGGTGGTTTCCTTAATACGATTATCTAATTCAACCCAGCGTTTAATTTTTGTTTCAAGCGTGGGGGGTGTCGCGTGGACTGCGGTCATAATAGATGTCGGATTCATTCACGAAGCGCAGTGAGTGTGTATGGATATACGTATAATATTATGTTTATATCCATTCAAAACGACCGACCGTCCGACTGTCAGTTTAGTTGCGACGACGAGTGCGGCGAGACGCGCGACGAAGACTAAATGACTTTCCGAGAGAACGGCTGCCTGACCTGCGCGACTGAAGCACCTTTTGGCCGAGGTAAAGGCCTAAAGGAACCAAAGCGGTTTCAACCGCAGTCAGTAGTCCCGGAACCATACCACCAGTCTGGTTCTGGTCCTGGCTCTGGCTCTGGCTCTGGCTCTGGCTCTGGTCCTGGCTCTGGCTCTGGATCTGGCTCTGGCTCTGGTTCTGGTTCTGTTTATTGGACCTGCGACCACGACGGCGACGACGTCCACCGCCCATAATATCAGACCCTTTCAATGAAGAAAATGCTTCTGCCGCAGCAACACCACCGGCAACACCAGCAGCAAGAGCAGGAGCAGCAGCAGCGGCGGCGGCAGGATCAGCAGCGACGGCAGCGGAACCACCAGTAGGAAGCGCAGCAGCACCGGCAGCAGAGCTACCACCAACCTGTCCGCCATTTCCTTGTGCCATAGATTTCATTAGTTGCTGTGCTATCTCTCCGGCTTTCGCAAGGGTGGCCTGTGAAATTTGAGGCATTTGTTGTTGTCCGGCTTCTTGGCTACCCCCGGTCTGGCTCTGGCTCTGGCTCTGGCTCTGGCTCTGGCTCTGGCTCTGGCTCTGGCTCTGGCTCTTGCTGCGGCTGCGGCTCCTGGAACCGCGCTTCTTATTAGATTTTCCTTTATGAGGCATACTAAACGTTTATATACTAGATATAGAAATAATTTAGTTCATATATGTATAAAAATACTATGAATCTTATCCCCATCCTCCTCCTTGGTATATTGGTGTTTCCGGACGCACACGCATATCCGATACACGTTCCCGCCTCGGCTATAGAGTGCGATGCGTGTATGTTTCTCGCCAACGGAATGAACCAAACAGTTCTTCATAATCCTAAAGTCACCGCGTTGGTTACCGAAAATTTGGAAAAAATGTGCGCTCTCCTGCCTCCAAGTGTCCAACCATTATGTACCACTGCGGCTGAACAAACCGCACCACTTCTCCTAAATCATCTAGGAGATTTAATCGCCACAGAAGGGTGCACCGATTTAGGGGTGTGCCACCGGTTACATTCGCATTCGCATTCGCATTCGCATTCGCATTCGTAATGTATTTGGAATATTTTTATAGCGTGATACTAATTCATTTAGTCAATTATTCGTATTACGCACTACACAATGGATGTATTCCACGGAAACGATACATTTAACTTTGATAAACTACAATTAACGCACCCATATAGTATCCCAGGTGGTTCGTATATGACACGATATTCTTACTGCGAAAGTAAACAACCGCTCTATATCCAGAGCACAAAAACAAATTCAAAGCAAGGAATTGTTATATCAGGCAAAAAAGCGCATATTGATTTATTAATAACTACATCCGATATTGATTCTGAATTCACCGAATGGTTCGCTAATTTAGAGAAAAGGTCAGTGGATTTACTTTACGAGAAACGCCATTTGTGGTTTACACAGGAGCTTGACCGAACCGATATTGAGAATTCATTTACGTCGCCTATCCGCGCATACAAGACGGGTAATTTCCTCATCCGCGTCAATCTAGAACCCAATCGGAACTTTACACATATTCAGCCATTTTCGTGTAAGATTTTTGACGAAAATAAGAAATCCGTCGCGGTAGACTATATTAAGGCAGAACAGTCTATTATTTCAATTATTGAGTTTCAAGGTATTCGGTTCACATCGCGCAACTTTCAGATAGAATTATTGCTTCGGCAGGTATTAGTTGTTCCCGACGTTCCATTATTTGAAACATGTGTCATTAAAGAAACACCTGAATCTGTGCCAACGATGCCGGAATATTTAGGAACGGAACAGGTGGTGGACCCTTCGGCTCCGGAACCGGAACCGGAACCGGAACAGGAAGAGGAACCGGAACCGGAACAGGAACAGGATGACCTTCCACTCACTGAACGAGATACACTGAAGCATTTTGAATTTACAGAAGTTGATATTGATTTTAAAAATATTCCAGATACGATTGATACGCGTGAACCCGAATTTAAAATGGAACCCGAAATAACGAATACGGCGGCGGCGGCGACCGTAAATACCATTAAATTAAAAAAACACAAGGACGTCCTTTATGAAATGTATAAAGTAGCAAAACGTAAAGCACAAGAGGCCAAAAAGGCGGCTATACGAGCATATTTAGAAGCAAAAGAAATAAAGGCGGCTTATTTATTGGATGACTCGGATTCTTCTAACAACGACGACGAGGACGACGACGAGGACGACGACGAGGACGACGAATGATTACATTATTTTATCATTTATTTTATATACATTTAAATTATAAGAATGAGTTTTTTATCTGATTTAGAGAAAACACTTAGCACCAAACACATTATTGTGTTTTTGGGTGCGGTTGTCCTTTTATTCGCCGTTTATAACTATTCTGGCCAAAAGTTCGTTGCTCCCTATGAATCACTTCAGGTTGAGGCCGGCAATCGTCAGCATACTGCGCCTCCAATGACCCAAGGCCACGCTACAGGTGCCAGTGGTTATAGCTCGGTAGACGCAATGACCGGACAAAGTGGTGGCGGTTCTGCGCCCCCCGCTGGCGCGGCAAATCTTCCCGTCGCAAATCCGTCCGACCTTCTTCCCCGCGACACAAATAATCAGTGGGGCAGTTTGAACCCCGCTGGAAGCGGTGACCTCCTCGGACAGAACCTCCTTTCGGCGACTTTCTTGACGGGCATTGACACCATCGGCAACACGATGAAGAACGCCAATCTCCAGATTCGTTCAGAGCCTCCTAACCCCCAGTTGAACGTTGGCCCTTGGAACCAGAGCACCTTTGCTCCTGACTTGATGCGCACTCCTTTGGAGTTGGGAAGCACTCCGGTTCAGTAATCGCGTTTCGCCGCGTGCCACGAGCGCGCTGAGGCGCGCGGGCAATACCCAATCAAATTATTATGTAATATTGTATCAACATTACATAACAACTAATATATATTACGTTGTGGTGGTTCGTGGCGAAACGCGATGTCCCTTATAACAACACTTCTTTTCTTATTCGTTACGCTCGTCCTCTCGGTCGTCATCATCCAGTATGTCATCGTCCCATCTCTCGTAAATTACCAGCACGGGCTATTTATGAGTCCCGACTTTACACTCGCCCCCAGTGAAATCCAAGGCATCGGGTTATTTACGAAGCGTGTGCGCGTAAAGGGCGAGAGATTGTTCGTCGCAATTCACGCCGACGAAAATGTAACCCCCATCGGAAGTAAAATCAACCACTGTCCTGGTAAGGACGTTGACCCCAGACGTTCTATATTACCCAATACGTATCTCTCGGAAACGCCAGATAAAGCCACCGGAGAGTGGTGGATTATCGCACTTCGCAATATCAGTGCTGGCGAGGAACTTACCGTGGATTATAATGGAACGCCTGATTTTATAAATAAGCCTGACCCTGGATGGAGGTGTCCGAAGGTATAATCTCTCGTTATATATCAATACACAATGAAACTCGGCGGCATTGACCTATGCCTCTATAAAGACCTCTTCGGGCGTCCGAGAGAAGGTGCCCACTCTTACCGCATCTTTGACATTGCCGTAGTTGATGTCGCAGCAACCGTGGTTGTCGCGTATGTCATTGCTCGCATATTCGGTCTCTCAATCTGGAAATCTCTCGTCGTGTTGTTTATCGTGGGAATACTATCGCACCGGATGTTCTGTGTTCGCACAACGGTGGATAAGTTGGTGTTTCCAAATGTGAATGAATAACTACCAGAAAAGTATAATGACACAAACCAGTTACAGGATTGTGTCATATTGCGCGATGATTGCGATTTAATGTGCGCGACGGGAACCGCGGCGACGCTTCTGTTGTTTGCGTGACGTGGTGCGACGTTTGGTGGAACGACGGCGTCGAGATGAGGATGATTTGCGGGAAGAGCGATACCGTTTTTTACCTCCATCTTTCCTTGAAAAACTTTAAATTCTCCTGTTATATAAATACCCAACAAAATAAATATGTTCAAAACCAGTGTTTTCGGATATATTATCATTATTTTCATTATCGTCATATGCCTCAAAATCTACCAAGAATCCGACGCGTTTCAATTGAAGTGTATCGTTTCTAAAGTAGATGGCAATAAATACTGCGTCCGCGAACGCGCGAAGCTGGAACTCGCCGCCGATCTCCTCGCCACCGTCACCCAGAAAATGAAGAAAGTCGTGAAACATATGGGCGATACATACCCCGACCGCGACAACGTGAAACGTTTAGTCAAAAACTTCCGCCCTGATAAAATAAGCGAGACGCTTCCTACGAGCGAATACACTGCGTATAGTGAGAACAAGGGCGAGAAACTCGCATTTTGCGTGAATACCACGAAGAAGGGAAATAAACTCATCGACGAGAATACGCTTACATTTGTCGCACTCCACGAGTTGAGTCATATTATGTCGGAAAGTGTCGGGCACAAGGACGAGTTCTGGAACAATTTCCGGTTTCTCATCGACGAGGCGCAGAAAATCAAGGTGTATTCGCCGGAGGATTATAAACTCCGGCCGAAGGAATACTGTGGAATGACGATAAATGATAACCCGCATTATGACAATTAACCTCGCGCGTCCGGCCGCGAACCACCGGTTAGACGTAGATTCCGACGCGATTCCGACGCGATTCCGACCCCATTCCGACGCGATTCCGACGCGATTCCGACGCGATTCCGACCCCATTCCGACGTGATTCCGACGCGATTCCGACCCGATTCCGACGCGATTCCGACCGGTGGTTCGCGGCCGGACGCGGAATTACATCTCAATCACCCTTCGCAAAGACAAAAATATCGTATTGGGTGAACGTCGTTCTTGTATCGCCTTCATATCCGCCGGCCTCGTTATACTCGCCACAATATCGCGGTCAACATCAGTAACACGGTAAAGATGATTACTCTGCGCGCCTTCTGTAAAAAAAGACACAAACTCTGGAATATCGTCAGCACCCGTCCAGCACCAAATCGCACGGTTGAACGGATTATTGCGAAGTGTCTGCCATTCGTCCGTCGTCTTATATTGATACATCAACGGGAACGCCGTATCGTGTTCGTAGCTCTCATCCACAAATGTAATCAGTATTTCATTGATTGGAAATAACATGGCACCGGCACCGGCACCGGCACCGGCACCGGATGATGTAGGGGTGAGAACCTGTTCGTAGATGGATGCTCCACCTATAAACCACACCACGTCGTATTTTGACGCGTGGTCGTGAATCTCCGAGAGATGGCGAATAAATGTAACGCCGGGTTTTGGCGCTATACCGTCCGTGTCCGTGTCCGTGTCATACGATGCCGAAATCACGAAATTGTCGCGAAAAGGCAAGGGACTCACATTTGCCGGAATACTTTCCCATGTCTTTCGCCCCATAACCACCGCACTATTATAAGGAAATACAGAAGACCGCGTCATTTGTGAGAAAAACCGAAGGTCCCTTTCCAGTTTAGGCCACGGAAGCGTGCCTTCATATCCGATGCCACCGCCGCGGCAAAGTGCGACAATCATTTTGAATTCGGGGTGTAAGCACGACGACGACGACGACGACGACGACGACATCGGAGAATTCATCAGTTAAAATATAGAATGAATTCACTTTATTATATATTTACTATAATCTTCTACTCATATAATAGTATCCGACGGAAGGAATAGAATATGGAAAAACCCGCATCGGAGATTCCAATCTATAAAATATGCCATATCCGGTCGCCAGATGAAGTCGCAGGACCCGGCGCACTCCAGGCATCATCGCTGTCCCCTGAATACAATGTCGTATACGTATTCTACGGCAATGTAGAATTCACTACAGATCAGGGTCAAATCGTAAATATCAACGACGTCTTCGTGCAAGAGCAAGATAATCCCTTCTTCCGAACAATATTTAGTGATTATGAGCTTAATTCTATCCGGGAAAAAGAGATAAAGGTAGTCTTTCTTCCCGAGAGAATCTACCCCGATGATTCCATTGAAACCATCAAAAAGAAATTTCTTTATTTGACGCGCGACAAAGTCGGTCTCTCGTATGCGGAGTTGTATTTATTCTGTAAGCAAATGAAAACCATAACGACGCAAATGGCCCACGATCACATAACATCCAACGGGAAGCTGGAAATGACGTCTGTTCGGGTTGAGAATTATTTGCTGAATATAGATAATCAGCCGACGGCGGTCGGTGGCCTCGGTTACACCGCCCTTTCCGCTTTAAAATTAGAAGAGAAACCCCGTATTATAAATATAGCAATGGGTCAGGAACTAAATATAGCGTCCACTTATGAATATCCGTATGCGGTGAACCCATTTGACGCAATGAACGCCGACCCGTTTTTAGAAGTCCACGCCAGCGAAATAGTTAATACTACAAATAAAGTGGTTCTTATTGATTACGGTGTATTCATCCATAATACTATTTATTTAGTATCGGCAGAAGATGCGTTAGTATACGCGAAGGAATCCGCCCTCACTGCCGCAACCGCCGCCGCCTCCACTGCGGCCGGCACTGCGGCCGCTACAGTAGCGAGACCCATCTACGAATCATATATGGTCAATGTCTATTTCCCATATCTCTCGGTGTATCGCGATGATACGCGCCGTTCCACCGTGGAAATCGGGTCAGCCGAAGCTTCTGGCGAAGTAGACCTCTCCACCATCCATTCGCACAATACACTCCTTCTTCATAAAAACGCGATGTTTGATGCGGATAAAAAGATACTCAACGAGAGATTCCTCCGCCAGACCGCGAATATCAAGTTGCTCTACGACATTTACGAGAGACGCACAACCGAACATAATTATATAGATGACGGAATCCGCGGCGTTGAATTGATGATACATCCCGAAACACCGTATAACCAATCGCTTGACACGGTCTTTAAATTGATACACTGCTCGGAGTATATTCCCTACATCAAATACAATCCGGGAAAGAAGCGCGACAATATTTACAAACTCTATATTTCGGGTGTAAGCCGTAGCGGGCGTAAAATCCCGTATTTACCCAAGGGTGACATATTCCGTCTCATTAAAACAACCGCGCGCAAGAAGAGTGTCGCAATGTATATCAATTACACGTATTCTAACCCCGATGTTCCCAATCATAAAGCCACGCATTTACCTGTCCCAATATTATGCGAGTTCTACCCCGATGGCTCCATCTACGTCAAACTCTTTGTTAAGTATTCATTTACGACAGCGGAAATGGAAAGCATCATCAAAGCTACTGTAAATCCGGTGCTGCGTGTAATCAAAGAGCACGTGGAGCAGAGCGGGTTTCATATGAGCCTTTTCACAAAATTATACCATCCACAAATTGAACTCATCAATATAGAATACTTCGCCCAGCTCGCAATAACGCGGAATATTGAAATCAAGCAAATGATTAAGTGTATCTCCAGTGCGTTCAATGAAATAGAGGGGAGTTTGAAGAAGGGGATAATCTTGCGGTATAAGCGCGTGAGTAATTATAATGATATGTCAAGTCAGGATGCGTATATAACTGAAATGATGAACAAGCGTCAGAGCGACCGTGATATTATTGAAGGATTGCGTGACAATTATATGATGTCGGAAACGGATGCGCGCGCCAAACTATCGGCGATGTTATCGTCACTCCAAACGCAACACGTAGCTCGGTTTCGCGGTGGGAATATTCGCATCAAAAACAATCCGGGTTTTCTCACAAAAATAACGAAAGGCGCATTCAATAATATTATCACGATTGATATCGCGAATATCAATAACATCTTATTTTTACCGATGCTTCATATTTACTTGGACTCCATTATTCGTATTTATCAGGATCCAAGCACGACGGAGATTCCCTATGATAAAATCGCCGAACTATGTGCGAATGCTTCTCGGCCTCCTGCGGCCGCCGCCACTACCCGCGCTGCCACCGCCACCGCCGCCACCGCCACCGCCACCGCCACCACCGCCGCAGAAGGTCCCGCGCCAGAAAGCGCAATTGATAGCTTCGCTCAAGACACGCGCACTGAAGCGGTTATCGGTGACATTCATCCGTCAGACCAAGAGGAGCCTATTGAACTGATGGCGGAAATCGTTCCTGTCTCTATGAAACGACCCACTGCGCCGCCGGTTTTTGGATTTGAAGCGGAAGTTCCAAAGGAGGAAGAAATTGATTTATTTGATTTATTACAGGGAGATGACGAAGATGACGAAGACGGCGCCGACGGTGGTAGCAGCGCGCAAGGCGGAGGCGGAGGAGGAAAAGCCACCACCGCCGCCGCAGCCGAAGAAGAAGATTTATCCGACATAACCGGTATGGAATTGGCGAATCCGAACCCCTTTTCCAAGAGAATCCAAGAACGAGACCCAGTTATTCATTTAAATGAAGATGTCGGCAAATTCAACGCATATTCGCGCAGTTGTCCCTGGAATGTGCGCCGCCAGCCCGTTATTTTAACCAGCGAAGAAAAGGCGCGAATTGACCGCGAACACCCCGACTCCTATTCGCATAGTATAACATATGGTTCAGAACCCAGTAAGCAGTATCATTATATATGTCCGAGATATTGGAGTCTGAAACATAATACGAGTTTGACGGAAGAGGAGGTAAAATCCGGGAAATATGGTAGCATTATTCCACAAAAAGCGAAGAAAATCCCCGCAGGCGCAAACGTATTTGAATTTACAGATGACAAATATCACGTGGATGATAAAGGAAATTACAAACAACATTATCCCGGGTTTTTGAAGAAGGACGCGCACCCAAAGGGATTATGTGTTCCGTGTTGTTTCGCCCAATGGGATAAGCCGTCTCAAACAGCGCGAAGAAAGGAATGCGAAACGAAACAGTTTGAGACTATGCGAACAGAAACGGGCGCACCGCCGCCATCATCTGAACCTAATGCGGAAGAGTCGGTGGCGCCACCGGTCGCCGCATCAGCACCACCGGCCGCACCACCGGCCGCACCACCGGCCGCACCACCGGCCGCACCACCGGCACCAGTTAAAATAAACGAAATGAAAGATGACCGCATTTTAAGTTCAGACAAGTTTCCTCTTGAAAACAATCGCTGGGGATATTTACCCACCCAAGTTCAGAAGTTCCTGTTTACAGATAGCCGGAATTGTCAGGTCAGTCTCAAAAATACTGCGATAAAAAAGGACACACCGTGCTTGCTTCGTCGGGGTGTAGAAACCAACGACCGACAATCATTTGTATCCGCAATAGCGTATTATTATAAGGAAAGTATCGGCATTGAAAAGACGACGGCAACGGCGTCGGGGCTGGCATCGGGGCTGGCGAAACCCACGAAGTCTACTATGAGAGAAGCGATTACGTCATCCATAAGCACTGCGACTTCAGAACACCTCTCTGCTGCTGGTGGCGGAATATCTCTCAAGGAGAGAATAGCAAAAACAATCGCGGAAAGCATACAAAAACAATCCGCGCAAATATCTACGACGACTACATTGGCGGCCGCCGCCGCCCCCTCAGCTGCGCCCTCCGCCGCCCCCGAAGAATACGAATACAATTCAGAAGACGAGACACCCGTCGCAATGACACCCCGACCTACTGCGGCCGCAGCCGCGGCATCTGCGTTTTCAGCGATTCCACGGGCGCAGCAGTCCGAACCTTCTTACGCATCCGTTCCAACCATCCGAGAGATGCGAAACATTATTATCCAATCTCTCACTATTGACCTTTTTATCACATTACAAAACGGAACATTGACAGATGTATTCTATAATCCCAAAAAGGAAGTCAGAGATACCCACAAATACGAAACAATCTCTCGCACTCTCCCCAAAGAAACATTCGCAAGAATGTGTAATGCCTACGAAAACTTCATCGCGTATCTAGACGATGACTCTTCAATAATAGACCATACCTACCTCTGGGATATCGTATCTCGCCCAAATGAGAAACTATTCAAGAATGGCAATAATATTATCCTGGTCCATATACCCGACGACGATATAACCAATAACGTCCAGGTTGTTTGCCCTACCAACGCATATTCCGGCGAAGTATTTGACATCAATCGCAAAACCATTATCATAATGAAACGCGACGTGTATTATGAGCCAATTTATTTGTTTGAAAGTAAATCCAACGGGAAATTCAGTGTATTAGGCCGGTTCGCAATGAAAAGCAAGACATTGATGCCGAAAATCCGACACGTTATTGAAACTATCCGCGATCTCTATTTTTCATACTGCCGCCTTAACGCAAGTCAGCCGCGTGAATATAAATACAAAATGAATCAACCCGCGGCAGTTATTGCGAAAATAGTGAAAGAAGCGGGGTTTGAAATTAACGCACAGGTTCTCAATTTCAACGGCAAGGTCATCGGATTACAAATCTCTCAAGCAATAACGGCGACAAGGCTGAACCCGTCCGCCATCGTCAAAAAATCAACCACGCGTAAAATGTGGAAGGGTGTTATCCCTACCGCGGTTTCGGCGCCATTATCTTCACCTGGCACAGGCACACAGCAACCACCAACGATATTAATGGACGACGAGGAGACGCTTTGGACGATGAGTTATCGCGAAACGGTGGATTTCTTGGAAACCGTCGCCACGCAGGCAATGAAGGTCGCGAAAAAACCCATTTACTGTCGCACCAAGGTGAAGGTCGTAGAGGACGGACTTGTCGTGGGAGTCATAACAGAAACCAACCAATTTCTTCAAGTAAATGTGGATAAAGACCCCCAATTGAATCAAGACGACGGAATTCCGACGATAACGGAAAGCAACCACCTCGTCGCAGATAAAGAGATTGCGATGACGCCGACGGAGACCGTGGACAAGACCCGCGAGAGATATGTGCGAAATATTCGCCTAGAGACCAATTTCTATAATGTGTTCCGCAATACCGCGCGGAATATCCTGAACCGGCCTGAAAACAAGGCCATAAAAGACGATATTGAAAAAATGATCGCATCGCCATTTACGATTTATTCCAATAAGCTCTCGCAAATCATCGCACATATGAAGAGAATGCTTGCGAAATATGTGTCCTTTATCCGATACAGTAAAGACACATTGAAAATGGTCGGGAAAATATCTGGATGTATAACAAGCGATGACGCCACGTGTGGAAAGAAGAGTTACTGTTTGAAGGAATCGGGTGGCTTTTGTAAGCTTCTGCTCCCCCAGCGAAACCTGATGTATCCTGATATAGATAACGAAATCGCGTATTTTGGCAAACTATCCGATGAAATGATACGATATGAGCGTGTTAAATTGTTTATGTTTGAGCCTACAAAATATATATCGTTTCAGGACATAAAATACGACCTTCGCGACGATGAAATCATTTTATTGGAGACATTTATTACACAGGAGTATTTTGAAAATATGGAGCCTGCGGATGTGAACCCTTATGTATTCCAGACGAATTTTTATACAGTCGCGCCGAGTAGCGCGGGTAGTCGCGGTGTCCAAACCTATGACCCAGTGTATCGCAAAGAATATGTAGACCGCTATTTGGAATTGGAATCGGGAATCGCGGAGGAAGGAAGCCGTCCTGCCCCTGTGGCCGCCCCCCCCGCTGCGACTGGAGAACCACCACTCCAAATCAATGAAATCAACCACGCGCTTGATTTCTGTCGCGAGGTATCCAAGCGTAAAATAACCGAAAAAATGCGACAATTATATTTCCCGAAAATGAATACGTTTGAAATCCTGTTTTCAAATGAAAGCAATGAATGTTCGTTTGATGTCATTTTGACAATATTACGCATCATCGCACAAACCGCGTCTAAATGCCCGAGCGGTCATAGTTGTATCCGTCAAAAACAGCAGGCGTTCGCATTCAAAGGCGATGCGGCGGGGGCGGGGGCGGCCGCAGTGCCAGAATCCGAACTATGCGAGAAATGTCGCACGTCCATCGGACACGAACATACCGAATTTGCGTGCCGTCAGTGTAATTATTTTGTATGCGAAAACTGCCGAATCCAGCACGTAGATGAACTGGCCGAAATGACCATACCCAAACTTAAGAGTATTCTTGTCTCTGAATATGGAAAACTAGCCGACTTGGGTCTTGAAAAAAAACTGACGATGATATTAAACGGATATGGAATGAAGAAATACGCGGATATCATCAATGAAGGGCGCGCAACGCTACCGCAGATTATCCAAAGCGAAAATTACTTTTTAACGAATATTGATGTTTGGATTATTGCGGTGTATTTCAAAATACCCATTGTATTCATTTCACAATCGCTGTTGAGTGAAAACGGTAAGAATGTTATGGTATTATACGGAGACGATATGACGGATAGTTATTTTTACATTCATCCATTTAGTATTACACAAGACGCCCCTTCACGATTCGGGTTGATTGAAGTTAAACTCGCATCTGATGCGTCTATCTTGAAATTGCCGCTTGAATTTGTATCCCCGGATTTACGGGAAACTATTCGCCGCGATGAATATAAATCGCTGGAAGAATACATACGCGCGTTTAAGTTAGGTAATATTAAACACAAAAATCGCGTGTTTACGATGGCTGCGCCGGCCGCCGGTCCACCCGCCGGTCCACCCGCCGGTCCACCCGCTGCTGCTGCTGCGACCACGACCGAGGATATCGGAAAACTCATTGCAATGACACAGATGTCAGAAAAGGCATCATTATTCAAATAACAAAATACCTAAAGGTAATATATAGGGAAATGAACCAACAATCATTATATGCTACAGCAGATATCGTGGCGATACCGATTCCGCGCACCGAAAACCCACTGCAAATCATCGTAAGCGACGTAAGCGACGTAAGCGATGTCTTTGACATCCCGGCGGAAGGAGCACACCAATCAATGAATCATATCGTAATGACAGATATTATGAATAAGGTCGTCGCGCGTAAATCACAGACGCCAATACAGTCGGTTTCAACAAAGATGTCGACGCTATCATTACCGGTATTACCGGTATTACCCACATTACCCACATTACCCACATTACCGTCTCCTCCTCGTGCGCCGGTCCAAATAAATTCGCAGATAAATCAACCAGTATTATCTATACCCAACATTCAAACACATACCGAAACTATCAAAAAACCGATATCGCAACACAAACACAGCACTAAAAGTAAAGTGATTATTGAAGATGAGGATAAAGATACCGCCATTGATTATGATGACGATGACCCTGAAATCAAAAAAACCAAACTGTCGTTATTTCACTTTGCCAAAGACATAACCTTTAACCTAATATTCACAATCCCTTTTCTGCGGACAAAACTGAACTCTATTCTCAGAGAACCGAATCTAGCGATAAATCAGATTGAACGCGTTTTTGATGAATTTAAAGACCTTTTAAACAGACGTAATTTAGAGAGTATTAAGAAATATGTATGCGAAGATGGGGTTCGAGATAAATTAAACTTCATTCTTGAATCCGGGTTCAATAAAATATTGTCCGACGGCAAGATTGATATCAACGACGCCCCGCAGTTCAATCAACTTGTCTATTTCATTATTCGGTCATTTAACAATATCAATCAAGGCAAGGTGTATCGTTTTTATGTTTCCCGCGAACACGTTATGCTTCTTCTTCATTTCATTCTCAAGTCCGTGTTTACACTTACACTGAAAGGCGAAGAGGAACAAATGGCGATAGGTCTTTTAGACACAAGTTTTAAACTCGTTCAATTGGAAGTATTGCCACTGATTTCAAAACGGTGGTATCATAAATTTATGATTTGTCATTCGGTAAAGGAAATAGATGAATTGATTGAATGAATGGAATGGAATGGAATATTTAGGAAAATCTCGGCATCGGCGGCGGCGCAGGCGCGAAAAGAACTTAAAGATATTTTCGTTGTATAGTATGTGAATAGGTGTTCATCACTTTTCACCTTCTTTGGAACGGTTTCCAAGAAGCAGTGTCTTGATTTCTACTTACACGACAATTCAAATATCGTCATAAAATTATTGACACGTTATCGTTCTGATAAGATGATAACTGGTCCGAGTTGTGATGATTATCCTAAGTATTAAGTTGATTTGTCGCTTGTAGATATCTGCGATATTTACTACCGGTGTAGCTCAGAGGAAGAGCGTCCAAAACGTCGTTTGTTATTTTTTTACTACTTCCGAAAGGAAATGGTCCGTTCTACGAATGATTATCGCCTTATAAGCGGAAGGTCGTAGGATCGAAACCTACCGCCGGTATTGTCAAGCTGGACGCTATAAACGCAGCATCTTCACTTCATTCTAAGAATCAATCCATCCATCACTCAATCAATTCACCGGAGTGGCGCAGAGGTAGCGCGCGGGGCTCATAACTCCGAGGTCATAGGATCGAAACCTATCTCCGGTATTTTCATCACATCGCACCGGTGCTTTCAGGCACTTGAGCAAAACAACAACAACCAAACCTCTTTAGCTCAGCGGCAGAGCGGAGGGCTCATAACCCTCAGGACGATCGGATCAAAACCATCAGGAGGTAATTACCCAATTGGGTCTTTCTTTCACTTTACAGAAGTGAAACAGTCGGCGTAAGACACATTTATTTTAAACCACTTCCACGGCGGACGTTTTATCGTCTGACATCTACTTTACTGACGACTAATCATCGTCGGTCCGAAAGTCAGATGGTTATCTTCTTATTCATTACAAGAACGGTGTGGGATCGATACCTACAGGTGGTAATTGTCAAGCTGGACGCTATAAACGCAGCATCTTCACTTCATTCTAAGATATTTGTTTTACCGATGTGGCGCAGGGGTAGCGCGCAGGGCTCATAACCCTGAGGTCACTCGTTCGATCCGGGTTGTCGGTATCTTTTCAAAATCATATAAACATTTATTGTTTACATTATTTATCTACGTAAAAATGAACGACGGAGAATCTCACCGGGTCGTTCAAATGAAGGCGGTTCAAGCGGAAGCATTGGAACTGTTTACACGTAAAAATGCGGATTATGGCGATGCGTTTGCGAAATATGGCGTGATTGGCGTTCTGATGCGGATTGAAGATAAACTCCAGAGGTCGTTGTCAATTACAAAAAATGGCGTGAATTTAGTCGCTGACGAAGGCATCCGAGACACATTGATTGATTTACATAATTACGCGGCGATGGCATTGATGTTGCTGGATGAATAGATGGAACGCGAGTGGAATAAAGGACTTAAATATAATGATATATAGTTAAGTGGGTATGAGCGCATAACTGCTCCCGTATTCCGCACGGTATATGCTCTTTTAGTTTAGCGGTAGAATTTGGGTCTTATGAGCCCACGGTCACGGGTTCGAATCCCGTAAGGAGCATTTTTTACTTTTATTTCCTTCTATAAAATTAAAATACTTATTATATAATTTAATATATATAATGCCGAAATCCAATCAAAGCCAATCCGGCGCTCGTCGCCGCAAATCCGCCGCCGCGCCTCGTCGCCGCAAATCCGCATCCGCTACTCGCCGCACCCGTCGCACTCGTCGCACTCGTCGCGCTCTCCAAAGCGGCGGATGAGGCCAGGCCGCACCCATAACCACCAATTAAATAGAACCTAACCAAACCTTGATGTATCGTTGTGAAGACGCGTTTATAAACCGACACAAGCGGAGAAATGCGGTACTGATTTGATACACGTGAATATTTAGTATTACTATATAGTAAATATTCGGATATGGTGACAGCGAATAAACCCGAAGTGAAAGATAATAAAAATAAGAATAAGAATAAGAATAATAAGACTGAAGTCAAAGAGAATAAAAATAAGAATAAGAATAATAAGACTGAAGTCAAAGATAATAAAAATACTAATAAAAATAAGAGTAAGAGTAAACCCGATATAAAACACAAGAATACTGATGCTGATAAAGATAAAGGTCCTCTAGACGAAAAGGGCAACCCATTTCCTATAGAAAATCCAGAAGGCGGAGATCCTATTTGCCCCGGCGGATATAAAATAGACTACGAATTTGACCCAATAAACGACCCTATTAATCCACCATTTCGCTGTATTCCGACATTAAAAGACCCAACTGACGGACTTGCCGGTAAGGCATTAGCAATGATGAACGACCCTTCATCGGGTATTCAGGATATGGCAATGGGCAATCTACCGGGGGTCGGTGGAAGACGGAGGCGGAGTAGGACAATACGTAGAAAAAAACGAAATGGTATCTTCAATACCCGTCGTCACCGTCACCGTCACCGCCACACACGCCACCGCCGCGGATAATTGAATTACACCATTGAATATTATTCGTTGGTGTAATTCGTTTATTATACATAATAATAACAACAATAATAATATATAATAACCTACATATATTATTTTACATTACGGATACGGATATGGAGCAAGTTTTCACACACGTGTATGAGAAAAAACTATGGGGAGATAATACCAATGATGAATACAATGGTAGTAGTGGAAATGGCAGCAATATAAGCTTCAATAAGGATACATATGTTCCTTTTTTGAGAAAGTTCATAACCGACAATAATATAACGTGTATAACCGATTTAGGATGTGGTGATTTTAAATGCGGAAAACTAATATATGATGATTTAGACATAACTTATAGAGGATATGACGCATACAAAAAGGTGGTAGAGTATAACGCCCGCGAACATTCATTTCCGAAATATTCATTTACGCATTTGGATTTTTGTAATGAGAAGGAAAGTATCCAAAGCGGGGAGTTATGTATATTGAAGGATGTATTACAGCACTGGCCTTTACAAAATATTTACACCTTTTTAGATTATCTAGTAGAATCTGGCAAGTTTACCTATATTTTGATTTGTAATTGTTGCGATCAAGTCAAGGATGACACAGATATAAAAGCCGGCGATTGGAGAAAATTAAGTTGCGATTATTTACCATTGAAAAAATACAACCCAACAAAAATATATAATTATCAAACCAAAGAGGTTTGTGTTATACGTAAATAATTATTATTAGTCTTCATCCTCTAGAACCCGATATCATAGTCATCATCCACCTTTCCGAGTTGGACCTTCTTCACATTATCCACGCACGATTGTATCGCCAGTTTAGGAATTCCACACTTGTCCGTATCCAATCCAACGGATGAATTCGCCTTGAACGCCTCTTCAATCTCTTCATTTGCGTCGGTATGCCGATACTCTACCGCTTCTTGTTTCATCATTTCGTCCATATTTACGAGAACCTGAAACGCACTTGTCCCGTAATATCCCTCCTGACCGCACATAACATTTGCGGAGATACCGCGCATTGGGTCCAATTCCGCGTGGCGCGCAGCCTTCAAGAACATCTCCGGCGTCTCTTCAAACGACGCTTTCGCAAGCGGGCCAATATCATCGCTGTTGATTCCGTGGCGGAAGATGGATATCATTGACGAAGACACCGTCATACGGTCGCAGAGCAGTGACACGTGGTGATAGTTGATGGGCGAATCGTCAAATACTTCGGAAAGCTCATTGTAGATTGCCTGGCGCGCCGCCTCAATTCCGAATACGCGGTATACTTCTTGAATATCGTTGCTGACCGTGCGTTTGGCGTCAATATAATCCAGTCCGAGCATATGGACGAGGTTCGTCCCCGCTGTATCCAGAACCCAACTATCCTTCTTCGTATAAACACCGTCCGACTTTACAAGCGTATTCTTGATTTTACGCAACATAACCTTCTTGATACCTTTGATGCCACGAAGCACAATATTATTCAATAGCTGGTCTTGGAATGACTTAATCATATAAATATGGTCGGATTGGTCAAGAGGATTTTGTTTATTGCCGCCACCGCCGCCAAACCCTCCTCCGCCGCTGCCCGATTTCTTGCCTTGTGCGATATTTTCCATACGAAGGCGGAAGATAAGATGGTCGTCATTATAATCGGAAAACGCGCACGAAACCTCATTTCCGTAGCTATTTTTGATTGCGAAGTGTATATCGTCCATTGTCAGTTTCTTATCCAACATTGCCTCGGAGTCAATCTTGATACGAATAATCCATTTTGATTTCATAGCGGATGCGGATGCGGCAGACGCAGCAGCAGGCGCGGCGGCGGCGCCCGGAACATCAGGCACACCACCTGTCCCCGTAATAACCGAATCGCGCACACACTCTTCAATCAGTTTCTCAAACTCCTGATACTGGGTCATAACTGCCCTGTCTTGCTCCACGAGCGTATTTAGGTCATCCGGGTCAAAGCAGACTTCCACAGTCTCAACCACTTCCGCGAGTTTCGTATGCTCTATCAACGGAATAAACTCTTGGACACGTTCGGGCGTGCTTTCATCATCCTCCTTGAAGCATACCGTGATGGATGGATTCTTCGGGTTTTCAGACAGCGACAAGATTTCTTCAATACGCGGCACACCGCGCGTCGCATTGGACTTGGACGCAACACCAGCAGAATGAAATGTATTCAGGGTGAGCTGGGTAGTCGGTTCACCAATACTCTGTGCGGACACCATCCCCACCATCTCGCCCGGTGCGACAATAGACCGCTTATACTGAAGATTGATAACACTGATAAGAATGGAGAGCGCGCTTCGGTTGAATCGCTTTACGAGCAGGAGTTCCTTCGGAGACAGATAATAGTAGTACATTACCTTGAAAAGGACGGTTGGTTGCGCATAGTATAATGTCTCCAGTTGACGGAATCCAGCGGATATCATATCCATTGCTTCCAGAGGCGTAATATCCACCATTGAATTCTGGTTGATTTGTTGCTGTGCCTGGACGTTGTTGATGATGTGCGTAAACGATACCGGCATCTGGACGTTCTTGTTGTCCAGGCGACTGAATACGCGCTCAATAATCAGGTCGCGCATTTCAATCATATAGTCAATGAGGTCGCGAATTTTCTTCGTTGTCGCGGACTTTTCCTTCTTCATCTTCGCATAGGCCGTCTTTGTAAATGCGGTCACCGAGCTTTCTTGCGTCTCGCTGGAATTGTCAAGAGGCATATGAAAGTGGGCGTAGATTTCGTCCAAACTCATCGCGACCAGTGGGAGTGACTGGTTCTCTACCTTAATCGTGTCAATTCCGTCATCGCCGTAGGAAAACTGGATGATGCGTTGCTTGCCGTTGCGGACGGTCATATCGTATTCCACTTTCAGGTCTTCCATACCCTTGATGAGACGGCGCTGAATATATCCGGTTTGGGAGGTCTTCACGGCCGTGTCAATCAAACCAATACGACCACCCATTGCGTGGAAGAACAATTCCTCCGGCGACAAGCCCGAAATAAACGAACTCTCAATGAATCCGCGCGCCAGAGGTCCATCGTCAAACTTGTTGAAGTGTGGCAGCGTCCTGCTGTCAAATCCGTATGAAATGCGCTTGCCTTCAATGGCCTGTTGTCCGAGACACGAAATCATCTGCGAAATATTCAAGTCGGTTCCCTTGGAACCCGAAAGCACGAGTCCGACGAACCGGTTCGTAGAATTCAGACTGTTGATTCCGATTTTGCCCGCATCATTTGTCGCTGAATTCAAAATGTTTGACACCTTTGCCTCAAATTCCGCCTCATTAGATTTCCCCGTCTTGTTCTCAAATATTCCCAGATGGACCTGGTCAATGAGGTTCTTCACCTCGGTCTTCTTCTTCGTAATTACATCCACGATTTGCGTATTGGTCGCTTTGTTCGCAATCAAGTCGCTGATGCCAACACTGTATGCGTGCGACTTCATATATTCCGTGATGATATTCTGGAGTCCGTCAATGAAGTCGGATGCGGCGATATTTCCGAAATCGTTACAGACGCGCTGGATGAGGCCTACACCGCCGCCGCCGAGAACACTCTTGTCAATTTGACCGCGCAACATTCGGCCGTTCCTGATTTCAATGACATTATTGGATGTCGCGTAGTCTTCGTTGGGGTTCTTCTCGCCGAACTGGCGTTTCTTGTATTTCAGCGTCAATGGCGGCAGGATTTGCGACAATACGTCAAAATTGCTGACATCTTCGCCGCTCTTGAAGAGCGTCTCATTGACGCGGGGATATGCCGCGAGCAGGTTCATCGCCTCCCTCGGCGTAAATTTGATATTTTCGCGTGTAAACAAATAGGACCCGATGAGCGAGTCTTGGAATACACCGATGATTGAGTTATTATTTGCCGGGCTGATGAGTTGATAGGGAACTGCGGCCAGGTGGCGCAACTCAATCTCGGACTCATCATCCTGTGGCATATGTAGGTTCATTTCATCTCCCGATGAATATCCTCAAGGTTTCCCAAGAGGCTGGACTGTATCATAGACGCGCTCTGAATGGCTAGTTCATCATCGCACACCAACACCGGTTCAGTCTCTGAGTGCCCTCCATAGTCTAACCTATGCGCATAATGCGCATTTTTGCGACCTTAGGAAGTAACACTGCTGATTGCCCAATTCTTTACATTATTACCGTTGGGTTCGTCAATTAAACGAGTTCCTCGCAGATGTTTCCATCCGAAAGTGGTAGTAAAGACTCTAAGGGGTTTCCAGCAACAAGGTGTTTCGCCCTTTGGAATATATTTTCCAAAAGACTAGGAGGTAACACGCTTTTCACGCCTCCTGTTTCCGACAGAGATGTTTATCGAAATCCGCATTATAAGGTTTCGTACAACCAACGTTCATACGAAATGTATCACCCTGATACATAACCCGCGCAATGTGACACATCATACTCATCCTATGAAGTGTCGGCTGACGGTTGAAGAGAATCGCGTCGCCGTCCATCATATGACGATGAACGATGTCGCCATTATTCAGCATAATGTTTGCGCGGTCAGCATAACGCAGCGAAATGGATTCGCCCGTCTTCCGCTCCAGGATTTTCGCACCGGGATACTCATCCGGGCCCGCGCGAACCAACCGAAGCAGGAATTTCTTGTTCCGGTCATTGACAACCACCGGCTTCGTAATATTCTTCGCAATTTTAAGAGGAATTCCGAGCTCACGAATGGAGAGATTGGGGTCGGGCGTAATCACTGAACGCGCCGAGAAATCCACGCGTTTTCCCATCAAATTCCCACGCACGCGACCCTGCTTCCCGTTCAAGCGTTCCTGGATGGATTTCAGAGGACGCCCCGACCTCTGTGCGACCGGAGCGCAACCAGGAATATTGTTGTTGACTTGGGTCGCAACATAATACTGGAGCATCATATGCCATCCATCAATCACATTTGCCGGCGCATTTTCGTTGATTTTGTCAAGAAGTGTAGTATTCGCCTTGATAATATTGACAATGATGTGTGTGATGTCGTCTTCACTGCGCTGGGACCCGTCCATCTTCACTGACGGTCTTACAGCGGGTGGTGGAATCGCGAGAACCTGGCAAACCATCCAGTCGGGCCGCGAGAACACAGGACTGAACCCCATAAACTCTACGTCCTCATCACTGATTCTGCGGAAGATTTTGATTACGATTTCGGGGGTGAGTTTCATAGAGAGCGAACCGTCCTTGTCTGTTTCTGCCGCACTTCCTGCGAGGGTGGTGGCCGCTGTCTCTTCTAAAATCCCTTTGACGTTGTCCCATTCCGCGTAAATTTTACCGAGTCCGGCCTTCATTGTAATACGAGTAGGCTGAAGACAGCCGCAACCGGTCTCGGTATCCTCGCCGCAACGCTTAATCTTGCTGGCGATGCGGAATACATGAGCCCATCTCTCGTCGGCGGGCAATGAAAGCAGCTGTTTGTTTGCGGATTTGCTCATACGAACCGCACTGCACTTGATACAAACACAGCGAAGAATCTTGATAATCGTTCCTAGATATTGATAGTAGAACACGGGTCTTGCCAGTTTGATGTGGCCGAAGTAACCGGGGCATTTCATATAATCCAGACCGTCTGTGGGGCAGATGACGCCGGGGTCAATCGGGCCCATCCTTGGGTCAAATAGACCACCGATGACGGGTTTATTGTTCACATATGTTTCACGGTTGGTTATTTCAGCGACGGATCCTTTGAGAATCTCCTCTGGAGACATAATACTAAATTGTATACCAATGATTTTTGAAACTGGAGTCGTCATTTTGAAACCTTTCGTGTTCGGTCTTCTTATATACCTACTATAATATTTAGATTGTTTTCAATTTTGTAGAAATATGTGAATTGAAATGATAATGGAGCGGAATGACGCGAAGCGGAGCGTAATGACGCGAAGCGGAATGAAGCGGAGCGTAATGACGCGAAGCGGAATGAAGCGAAGCGGAATGGAGCCGAGCCGATCCGGTCGGGGTCAGAAAAAATTGAAATGACTTTTTTGGATTGTGTCTATATCAGTATCTCAATCACATCAACAACGATGTCACCATTTATCATCAAGAAGAACAAGAACAGCCGCAAGTTCAAGGCTGCCAGTGTCAAGCCGACGTATAAGAAGAATCGTGACGACGATGATATGCCCGCATTAGAATCGGATTCTGATACGGATAATTCGTCAGTTACGTCATCATCGTCGTCGACTGTGAATAAACAACGGAAGACTGCTGCTGCGAATATGGTCGTTGGAAAAATCGCAGAAGCACTGGCATCTTCTGTTATTGCTGCGGCAATCGCCAACAGAAAAGGAAAAGGAAAAGGAGGTAAGAAAAATATCATCAGTATAATCGGTCGCGTCGGCAACAAACGAAAGTTGCGTCATGAGGAAGACGAGGACAGCGACGACGAGGAGCGCGACGAGGACAGCGACGACAACGAGGACAGCGACGACGAGGAGCGCGACGAGGACAGCGATGACGAGGACAGCGATGACAACGAGGACAGCGACGAAGACGAAGACGACGACGACAGCGAAGACGACGACAGCGAAGATGACGACGAAGACTACGACAGCGAGGATGACGAATTCAGCGACGACGACAGTGATGATAGCAGCGAAGCCGACATTGCGCGTCAAAAGAAGAATCAAAAGAAAATGGAACAGCGTTGCGAAAACAACAAGAACCAACTTGCCGATATCAAAGAAACGATTAAGTCGTTATCCGATACAATGGCCAGCAACGCCACACTCGCAAACAACAAGTTTATGAAGAAGCAAGTGGAAGAAATGAAGCAAAAGCAGCGTGACATTGAGTATCAGCTCCGCGCTGATGAAAAGAAACGCGACAAGCTAAATGTCAAGGAGTTCAAGACACTTCTGCGAAAGAAGAACTCTACGAACGACCTGCGCTATTTCCGCCGCCATATGACGCCCGCGGAGCAACAAAAGGTCATCGCCGACCTGAAACAAATCCACGCAGTCAGTATCATTCAGAAACCCTACCGACTTTCCCTTCTGGAGACCGACATTCCCATCGCCTTCAAGGCCATCGCAATGCGGAAAATCAACTCGCTTCGTCATATGGAGCCAGGATGCGGTGAGTATTACAAGGTGAAGAATTGGGTAGACACCTTTATGAAAATCCCCTTCGGCAAAACCAAGAATCTCCCCCTCACAATTGAGGACGGACTGGCGCGTTGTAGCGAGTTTATGGAGGCGTCCAAGACGACCCTAGACCAGGCAGTATATGGTCTCAATGACGCGAAGCTCCAGATTATGCAGATGGTCGGTCAATGGATTTCCAACCCTACCGCAATGGGAAGCGCCATCGCAATCAAGGGTCCGATGGGAACTGGTAAGACGTCCCTCGTCAAGGAAGGCATCAGCAAAATCCTCGGCCGTGATTTCGCATTCATCGCGCTGGGTGGTGCGACGGACAGCAGTTTCTTGGAGGGCCATTCCTATACCTACGAAGGCAGCACGTGGGGCAAAATCGTGGAAATCATCATCCAGTGCGGTTCAATGAACCCCGTCATCTACTTTGACGAACTTGACAAAATCAGCGAGACTGCGAAGGGCGAGGAAATTGTCGGAATCCTGACACACCTCACCGACACGAGTCAGAACTCGCAGTTTCACGACCGCTACTTTGCGGAGATTGACTTTGACTTGAGCAAGTGTCTCTTCATCTTCAGCTACAATGACGAGAGCAAAGTGAACCCAATTCTGCTTGACCGGATGTATAGAATTAACACTACAGGATACAACAAGAAGGACAAGACGCAAATCGCGCAGAAGTATCTGATTCCCAAGATTTGCGAGGAGGTGGGGTTTCGTGAAGGGGATATCGTCATTCCCGATTCAGTTATTGAGCACATCGTTGAAAATTACACGGAGAAGGAGGAGGGTGTTCGCAACTTGAAGCGCTGCTTGGAGGTCGTTCACCGCAAACTGAACTTGTATCGCCTGATTAAACCGGACACACCTCTGTTTGAGAAGGAGATGTCGCTGAAGGTCGCGTTCCCATTCTCGGTGACAAATGAAGTCGTGGATAAGTTGGTTAAACAGGCCAATGACGACAAGCGGGTGAATTTGAGCTTGTATTTATGAAATGGAATGTAATATGAAATGAATGTAATGAATGTAATATGAAATGGAATGTAATATGAAATGAATGTAATGAATGGAATATGAAATGGAATGTAATATGAAATGAATGTAATGAATGGAATATGAAATGGAATGTAATATGAAATGGAATGTAATATGAAATGGAATGTAATATGAAATGGAATGTAATGAATGTAATATGAAATGAATGTAATGAATGTAATATGAAATGGAATGTAATGAATGTAATGAATGTAATATGAATAAAAAATACTTACCTTTTTTATCGTCTGTCGTCTGTCGTCTGTCGTCTGTCGTCGTCGTCGTGGCCTCTCACTCATCAATGATGGCACACAATTCCATTCCCCGTGACAACGTTTCAGTTCTCACAGCATTGCTGTTGTTCTTCTGTTTCCACATCGCGTATTTCTCTCTCCTGAACGACCTCACAGCTTCATCGGTGAGAATTGTCTCGGCGAGTTCTTGGTCCAGGTCGTAAACAGTGACGATCATTGAGTCGGGGTTTTCACGGGTCGTGGGGCAACTGTGAACGAAAATCCGAATGTTTCCGAGATTCGCTGCGGATTCTGGGGTCAGTTCTGAAAATGAGGTGTAGCGGCTGGGAAGCGGGTTCTTCAGCAACGCATCAAGGTCGGATTCATCGTCTTTGGCATCAACATCCACGACAGAGATTCGGTAGTCGGAGTGGTCCATCGCATCCTTCTGCGTGTCAAACCACCACATAGACGCACATTTCTCAATGAGTGCCTTGTCGGAACATCTCTTAACGAACGCGCGGCAACGGTCTGCGTAATGGATGATTTTGCCGATGGTGGTGTCTGCCGCATTTTTGTAGGCGAGAACACGAGATTTCGCGAGCCGCATCACGAACTTTGCCTGTTCCAAGATTTTGCGTGCGACTGTTCGGTGGTTTCCTTTCGTAGTTTCAATGAGCTGGTCCAGAAGAAGAACCGTATTCTCGTCGTGGTGGCCCTGAATCACCTTCGCCGAGTGTATTTGTTTGATTTGTTTGATTGTCATTTTGTGTTGTTGTTTGTTGTTGACAATCATCTTGAGCAAGTTTTGAAGTTGATGAAGGCTTTCCGTCACGTCGTATTGCGCAGAGACCAGTTCGCTTGGGAGGCAACGCGTAATGTGATGGATGAACGTGCGATGCGCGACAGAGGCCATATGCGCCTTGAACTGAAAGGTGCTGTTGCGACACAAGGCGTAACCTTCGTCGTTTTCGTTGACGATGGCTGCGGGTTGAGCCAAATCGCGTTCCAGCACTTGTTTGATGTTCTCAAAGGTTGCGGTCAACTCCTTGATGAAATTTGCCATTCCTTTTGCGCCTTTGATGTCAGCGATACTGGCGGCGGTAAAAGTTCCAGCGGCGGCGGCGACGGTCTTCTTGTTGTTGTTCTTGGTTTGTGTAGCAGTAGTATTCATTTCGTCTGTTGGTCTGTTGGTCTGTTGGTCTGTATGTGTTATCTACTTCGTTTTAGAAAAAAGATTTCAATTTTTTCACATTGTTCGCATAACAAACAATATAGGAAAAATGAATATTTCCGGAAATATTCATTTTTCTGTAGACTAGACGCCTGAGTCTGATGTGCGGTTTCCACCGCGGGTATTCAGGTAGTTGATTTGTTCGGGTGTCATACAGACACAACCGGTGCTAGATGAATAAGGCGCCGGGCAACATTCGGGCTTAAACTTATTCTTGGCGAAAATGACCATCTCGCCATTTTTCAATGGTTCATCCGCGGTATAAGCACTTCCGGTATTGTTGATAATTCCATAACCAAATTCGGACGCATATGTATTCGCCTTGGTCACCCACATTCCCGCAACATCCCCGTTTTGGACCTCATTTATATCAGACCCAATCGCGGTCATCCCTTCGTTTACGGGACTAATAACGGATAATCCCTTCTTGAACATATCCTGAATTGTGCCGCCCATAGTCGTCATACCGCTGACGGTCTTTGGTGTTGGTGTCTGGTTTGCCTGAACGAGGGCCGGAGTCGGATTAGCATTTTTCAGTATTTCCGCAATATCGCTGGATGCTTTATTAACGGACGCACTTGAACCGGGGGCGCCTACATTTTTATTATCAATACCTTCCTTTACTGTGGCGCCGCCATTACGACCCATCAAGTAGGTAAAAACCGGATATCGGCAACAACTACACATTAGGTTTGCGCCGATAAATAATGAGACGAGGACGAGCAAAATCAGTTTATAGTTCATTTTATATAAATGTGCGGGAAGGTCAATTATAATAAAACAATAGATAATTATTCTAAATACAATGAAGGACTAGGACTAGGACTATGACTAGGACTAGGACTAGGACTAGGACTACGGGGACGGAAGACGGCTCGTTCGTTGTCGCGTAATTTGACGAGATACAATCCCCAACAAAATGAGTGGAATTGCGATAGTGAGAAAAACCGCGATGGCCGCAATTGCGAGCACCCAGCCGACGAATGGAATATACCACAATACAATAATGACAATAATCATAACTATCAATATAATGATGACCAGTTCATAGATAGAACCTATTAGGGAATAAAACGACCATAATGCGCCCACAAATGTTAGTAAAAATGTTGCTAATATACCTTTTATTTTCTCAAAAAAGTCCACCATTTTAATCAACATTGTTTGGACTGGAATAATAATATTTTGGATGCGGTAAAAAACAGATAAAAATATGTTCTTCAGAGCATCGCGCATCCGGTTAAATAACAGTCGTAATCTCTCAATCACCTCCAATATATTCTTGAACACGCCCATTACGATATTGAACTTACTGTATACCATCGTCATTGGACGGTCAAATACACCCTTCGTGCTATTCACGCCACATTCCACAAAATTCTGTTTGGTGTATTCTATTGGACTCACCCCATCCGGTGCATTAATCCATCCCGCAAATGGCATAACATCCGGGCGGCATCTATATTCCGGCCAATCGCGCTTGACTTCCAGAAGCTTATTCTGTATTTGAAGGTATGTAATAGCCGACATTACGAAAAATATGACGATGCATACTTTAATAATATCAATGCCATATCGTCCAGTAAACGTTTTATCCCCGTATAAATAGTTTAAACGGTCCACGATGGGTTGTTTTTTGATTTTTTCTATTTGTTCGTCGTATCCGGCCGACCCATGTTTTGAGTAATCTTTCAATAAAGAAAACAGTGATTTACGAGCGGTTTTTATTCCCTTATTAAGAGCCTTATCTCCGATTTTTTCAGATATAAACCCTAAATCTGTAAAGCTATCATTTACTGTAGAGATTATGAGGGAGAATATACCATCCATAACTATATTCAGATATATTTTACTTATATTTGAATATCGCCCCGTCGCCCGGCTGCTCCGCTGCTACGCTTCTCGCTGTTCCGGCTGCTACGCTACGAGAGAAACGATAGGTTCCTGTTCATCTGCCCAGGCATTCCGTGTCCAAACATCACCATATAAATAAGGACAATTGCGCCAATGACAATAGACCTGTCTTCGGCCACAAGTGCGGACTGATTGAATACGTATCGCATCATCAGATAAATTGCGATACCAATCATCGCGGAATGCGCGAACATTATAGCGCCACGTTCATAAGCCATCGTGTCTGTGTGTCTGTGTGTCTGTGTATGCGTTCGTGTTATACTAGTTCATTAGATATTTCTTTTTGTGTCACCATATACCTACACCTACCGCCCCAAAGAACGCACCATCTGTCCGAAAATACCGCCCCACAAACTCTTCATCACCATAAGCGCGCTTGACATAACAAACATCAGCGTCGCGAAAATACCGGCGAGTTTATTGACTAAATCTCTCATCGCAATAATAATGCGTTGAAACCCGATGATGATATTATTGAAAATCCCGAAAATGTTCTTCACAACCCCCATAATTTTATCACGCAGACCGCCGATGAACCCGCGAATGCTTTCCGTATCTTTGACGATTTTGGTCGCAACAGAACCCACCAATGAAATAACGTGATTCAGTGGCATCATCAGGTAGTCCATATACCCGCTTTGGGTTGTCTGGATACACTGCATAAAATTGTCGCCAACATCGTGGCCGAATAATTTCGCAAATGGCATAACTGCGGGGCTACACCGGTATAACGGCCAATTGTCTTGAACTTTTTTCATTCCAATTGCTAAAATATTAGATAGGTATAACCCGAGAAATATGACAATAATTAGAATTGTAAATGCGACATCAGTTGATTTCATATTTTTTGGCGTGAATCACTGACTACTATGCGTCGTCCGTTATATTACCCTCATATTATATCTAATAGTCTGCTATCGCAGACGGCGCGCGCACATTTACGAAAACACCTTACGCATAACCTTCTTAATATTGTAGGCAATCATACTCGTGAGAGATTGGTCGTGGCGGGGCTTACGACGGTGAGACCGCCGGCGCATCGTGAATCGCACTTTTTTGCGCCCTCCTTTCTGTTCCGCATATGCGTCATTAATGCTATTGGACAGTGCTTGATTATGAGTCGCTGTTAAATTGGCGTTTTGGACTCCAGCACATTGAGGGCCGGAATTACATATTGGGCCTACTTGGGGAATAACGATTTGTCCTCCGGATTGAGATGAACTGCTGCCTCCCGTCTGCTGCTGCTGCTGCTGCTGCTGCTGCTGCTTCGGTATATAACGTCGGCCTTTATACGTGCGAATAAATGATTTACGCCCCAGACGACGGCTACGACCGTGACCGTGACCGTGACCGCGACCGCGACCGCCACTGAGGGTGTTCACCGCATTTAATTGACTCTGTTGCGCCTTGACACCATCCATTGTGGCTTGCGGGGTCGCAATATTCGCCGGAACCTGGATACTCGCCGCATCATAACTGGGTGCTTGTGGTGCTGCTTGAATATTGAGAGGCATTGTCCGTCCACGTGTGTGTGTGTGTGTGTGATATGTATATATAACAATTATAAAATAAACAGTATAATTGACATGCGTGGTTCGCGTTTGAATACGGTCTAAATACTGTGTGTGTAGTATAATATACATTCATTTATTCATAATGGACCCAGACCAGCGTATTCAGCTTCAGAAACTCATAGAAGCGAATGGAACGGAAGACCATACCGAGGTCATTCGCCGCGTCAAGCACAGTTCACAAATTCACCAGGATGTGACTACGATGATTCAATTGAAACGCGATTACGGGCGTTTAGCCAAATCAAACCCCAAACAATTTGACGCAATGTGTGTCTCTCGGTGCGCCTTTTTATTCACCTATTACACGGATTTGTATAACCGTATGAAATCCGGCGAGATTGACCTAAACCTCCTGATGCAAATGATTCGCGTCCTCCGAGAGATTGAGGACGGGAAGCTAGACCAGCACGAGGGGTCATTTAAAGTCGGTAAAATCCTGAAGAGTATCTACGTGGATAGTGCGCTGAAGCGGTCGGAGAATTTAGACGCAGAGCAGGCGGCGAAGGAGAAACGGGCCACCGCGAAAGCGGCGAAGACATCGCGTCCGGCGATTCCCGAGAAGAAGTTGACTTGGGCGGAGTTCAAGGCCGCGCAGCAAACGACGACGCAGAAGGCAAATGATTCATAAAGAGTATATATCCGTTCAAGTAGGTCGCAAATGACACCCACGCGAGATACGGGACGAGTAAATACGCCGCGATACGGGACACCGGATAAAACGCGCGGATATTTAGCGCAATAAACGCGAGCATTGCGAGAATCACGACGAAGCTCAAATCGGGGCGTTGAAAACGAAAGAATATCTGGGACCACGAGAGATTTAGGACCCACGCCGCGCAATAATAGAAGAATCCAGTGGACCGGATGCCCGCACTGATGGTGGTGGCGGGCGACGAGAGGAATACCACGCCAGACGCAATGATGAGTGTATACAAAATCGTCCACGCGATGGGAAAGACCCAACTGGGTGGAGTGAAGGGGGATTGATTGAGAGATTTATACCATCGGGAGGAGGCGGAGGCGTTTGGGGAGGCGGAGACGGAATTCATTACGAATGAATAGTAATATATTAAGAATAGAATAATACTTCCAAACAAGTATAAAATTGAATGCGTATTTTGTATATGAAATTACAATATACACAATGCCTCCCAAGTTCAAAATCAAACCGTCGGCAACTCCACGCCCCTCCTACGCCTCTCGCCCCGGCTCTGCCTCAGCTGCCGCCCCCGCGTCAACTCCTCGCCCCGGCGCCGCTGCTCGCTCCACCGGCCGCGCCCTCGTCATCGTGGAATCCCCCGCCAAGTGCCAGAAAATAGAATCCTACCTCGGCAAAGACAAGTATACGTGTCTCGCCAGTTTCGGGCATATCCGAGAGATTGAAGACGGTCTTAAATCCATTGACGTCGACCACGAATTCGCCATTAAATTCAAAATTATGTCTTCCAAGCACGCCCAAGTCGCGAAACTCCGCGCCGCCATCGCCGACGCCAGCGAGGTCATCCTCGCAACAGATGACGACCGTGAAGGCGAGGCTATCGCCTGGCATTTGTGCCAAGTCTTCCATCTCTCGGTAGCAACAACCAAGCGCATTATATTCCACGAAATCACAGAACCCGCCCTCCGCGCCGCCGTCGCCGCCCCCCGCGTCATCAATATGTCCCTCGTCCTCGCACAGCAGGCGCGTCAAGTGCTTGACCTCGTTGTCGGATATAAAATATCACCCGTATTATGGACCTATGTCGCGCATACCAATCTCTCGGCGGGGCGGTGCCAGACTCCTGCGCTGCGTCTCGTATATGAGAATTATAAAGAAATAGAAGCCGCATCCGCGTCGATGGTGTATACCGTCTCGGGTATCTTCACCAAACTCAATCTTACATTCCATCTCTCGCAAGAAATAGAATCCACTGGGGATTCATCCGGAGAAGAATCTCTTGAGAGATTTATCCGGGAAACAGCGGCCGCGCCGGATGCGGGGTTCCGTGCGACTGTGGGCGGTCCCGCGAAAAAGACGACAAAGCCGCCCCCGCGCCCTTATTCCACAAGCACGCTTCAGCAGGCCGCAAGCAACGACCTTCATCTCTCGCCGAAGGATACAATGTCGGTGGCGCAGAAGTTATACGAGGGGGGGTATATTACATATATGAGAACAGATAGTAAAGTCTATTCTGCGGAATTCGTGGCGAAGGCGTGCGACTATATTCGGAAACGGTTCGGGGGAGAGGGCGCAACGGCGGAGGACCTTATTGGAAATCTATCGCCCGTCTCCGGGTCTGCCGCCGCCGCCGCGGCTGCCCACGAAGCCATCCGTCCTACAGATATCTCTCGCACTTTACTCCCCCAATCTTGTCATCCGAGAGAACACCGACTCTATTCTATGATTCACAGGAATACACTGGAGAGTCTAATGGCGCCGGCCATATGCCAATCTCTCACAATGGCGATTTCATCCCCGGTAGCAGTCGTGTCGGGCGCGGCGTGTGAATACAGATACACAGCAGAACAAGTGATAAAACCAGGATGGAAACTCGTAGCGGGAGGATATGACAAGGAAGCGAAAGAGTATACGTATTTTGCGTCTCTCGCTGCCGCCGCCGCCACCGCCGCCACCGCCACCCCCACGATGCCCTTCAAACGCATTGCGACCAAATGTTCTCTCAGAAACACGAAGTCGCATTATACCGAGTCAGGTCTCGTTCAGATGTTGGAGAAAATGGGGATTGGACGCCCCTCCACCTTTTCCAGTCTCATTGATAAAATCCAGGAACGCGGGTATGTCAAACTCAAGGACGTCCCGGGCAAGCCTACTGAGTGCCGCGAATTCACGGTCTCATCGGACATTGACGCTTCGCTCAATCCCCCATCAAAGCGGGGGGTCAAAAAAATAGAATCAAAAACAGAAGTCCGAGAGATTGGCGGTGAGTCCAGGAAACTCGTCATCCAGCCTCTCGGAATCATCGTCATTGAATTCCTGCTCGCGCATTTCGCCCCCCTCTTTGAATACGAGTTCACGAAGAATATGGAGAACCAGTTGGACGAAATCGCAACGGATGGGATGGTATGGCACGAACTTTGTTATAAAGGTTGGTTTGAGGTCGCATCGCAATTACAAGAACTTAAAGAGCGAGGTGTCGTGAAGGAGGAAATTCATATCGACGACCGACATTCGTATATTATGGGGAAAAATGGACCGGTCATCAGGTGTCGTGTCGCAGACGCCGATAATGCTGTGTCGCCAACGATACACTCGGAGAGCGACGACGACGACGACTCGGATGCGGACGCGGACACGGACCTTAAATCCGCGGAAAAGAAACCGAAATTCATATTTAAAAGTGTGCGTCCGAACCTAGAATATGCTAAAATACAGCGCGGGGAGTATTCTCTCGCGTATATGCTTGGCGAAGCCGACGTAAACGAAGGCGGAGCCGCCGTCTCTATCGCTGGAGCCGGGACACCCGTCTCTATCGCTGGAGGTGGGCGCCTTATGGGCCAATACCAAGGCCAGGATGTCATTACTAAAAGCGGGAAATATGGCGCGTATATTGTGTGGGGAAGTATGAATCTCTCGTTGAAGCCATTGTTGGGCGGTGGTGGTCGCGGCGGAAAAACAGAGTTTGATTTATCATTACAAGACGTGATTGCGTTTATAGAAAAGTCTACTGGAGCAGAAGGCACGGACGGTGCAGAGGGCACGGCGACAGGCACGCCTTACCAAGGCCAAATATTACGCACCATTGACGAAAATACAACAATAAGATATGGAAGATATGGACCGTATATCTTTCATAAAACGGCTAAAATGACGAAACCGGTGTTCGTCGCGCTAAAAGGGTTTCCGGAAGCCCACGGGAATTATATTACGTGTGAGGCGGCCAAGATACATGAGTGGGTCGCGGCTGATGCGGCTGCGCCGCCTAAACCTAAACCGAAGTTCGGGTTTTTCAAGAAGAAGTGAACATTTACTTACGGCGCTTGTTCATCTTACGACTCTTGCGCTTGGATGAACGACGACGACGAGTGGCGCGCTTCTTGGAGCTTTTGGGACGACGACCGCCCTTAGGAGTTAAACGTTGTATCACTTCATCAGCTATTTTTGTAGTTAATTCCTCCTGATTCAAATCCTGATAATTTTCTGGGGTTTGTTCGGCGGTTGACATATAGTTATTCAGCGCATCTTCAATTTCTTTGTCAGATTTGTTAATACTTTGTGTTTTGAGGCCTTCCTGTATTACAGGAAGGTAAGTTTTACGTTCGTGTTCTGATAAGGTTCTTGACATATTATTATAAATATAGTATATATATTATTCATTTACTTAAATTTCACTGAAAATAATCCCAAACGCATTGTATCCCCTCTTCTAATCCAACATCACACCTGAACCCAAACAATTCCTGCGCCTTCGTAATGACAGGTCGGCGGCACATCGGGTCGTCTTGGGTCCTCGGCAGGTATTTCACAGCGAACGCCGCGTCGTCCCGCCCCAACACCCGCCTAAACACCTCCACAAGCTCATTCATCGTGAATTCGCAATCAGGGTTGCCGATATTCACCGGACCCACCGCGATAACATCTGACGACGGCGCAGCCATAAACGCCACCAATGCGCGCACGGTGTCATCAATGTAGCAAAACGACCGAGTCTGCGTCCCATCCCCGTAAATCGTAATCGGGTCACCTCGCTTAATCTGCCGAATAAAATTCGTGATGACCCGCCCGTCGTCCAAGTCCATCCGCGGGCCATACGTATTGAATAACCGCGCGACTTTCAGGTCTAAATCCGGGAACCTTTTCTGGTATTCGTAGATTAAGGTCTCCGCCACCCGCTTCCCCTCGTCATAACAAGACCGTTCCCCCACTGTATTCACGTTACCATAATAGGTCTCGGGCTGGGGGTGGACAAGAGGGTCGCCGTAAACCTCGCTTGTAGACGTAAACACCATTTTACAATTGTATAATACACAATAGTCCAGGACGCGCTGGGTGCCGTTGATAGATGTGAGCAGGGTCTCCATCGGGTATTTTTTGTATTTCTCGGGGGACGCAATGGATGCGAGGTGGTAGATTTCGTCAATATGTTCGCCGAATAATGCCGGGCATACAGGTTTCGTGATGTCGTATTCAATGAAGCGAAACCGCGACGCGCCGCCGCCGCCCTCCCGGGCGTATATCTCGCCTAAATTATCAAGATGACCTGTTATGAGATTATCCACGCAAATCACGTGGTTATCGGGGGATTGCGAGAGAAGATGAATACATAGATTGGAACCGATGAAACCGGCTCCGCCTGTCACGAGAATCGTTTTCCGTGTCGCAGTCGCGTTCGTCGCGTTCGTCGCGTTCGTCGCGTTCGTCGTCGTCATTGTATCACTAGCGTTGCCTGATACATATCGCAATTATTATCTAAATAGAATATAACCGATAGCCATAGATAGAATGGATAAACTCGCAGGCCCCAATGACCTGGTCCCATCCTTTAAGATTTTCTCAATGCTGATTATTATAACGATTGTCATAAAAATGTTATTCCAGTATAGTTATAATGAAACCGCCGCGCCCTCATTTAGCGATGTATCTAGTCTAACCGATGTATCTCTCATCAAGGACGAACTCAAGAAAAGAAATTCGTCCGATATGAAGAAGGAAATCACTGTATACTTCAAGTCGTATATCTTCTACTACTTGACACTACTGTGGACGGTTTGTCTAATGATAACCATCGTATCCATTACACTCAATAAATATGATGTGAATAAACCCGGGTGTATTGCGAAGATGAGTATGATTAATATGATCCCGATTACATTGTTTATGGGGCTGCTAGGATGGATTATTTACCAGAATACGATATACTATAATAAAATCAACTCTGGACACGTTGCGGAAACGTATGTCACATTTGATACCGCAGTAAACATTCTTTTACTGGTTCAAGCGGGAATTATGTATGCGTATATCAATCAACAAATGCTGTGCTCGTCGGAGATGGGGCAGTATAGCGAGGCAATGTCTAAATATGGGCCGTATATCGCGGCGTTTGTCGCGCTTCTGGCAGGTGGGTGTATGGTTCTCAACGAAATCATATTGCGGTTCTTTACGACGGATGGATAGTTTTTTGTGTTTTTTGTGTTTACTCCATCGCCTTGAGGCGATTGCGTAACCACAAAACCTAGCAGAATCTAGCTCCACAATGGGGGCTGGTCTTACTCCACAATGGGGGCTGGTCTGACTCCACAATGGGGGCTGGTCTGACTCCACAATGGGGGGTGGTCTGATTCTCTTCCGCGGTATTCACTCGCAAGGTTTTGTGTTTTTTGTCTTTACTCCATCGCCTTGAGGCGATTGCGTAACCACAAAACCTTAACAGTTATATGCGAAATACATATCCATCCGGAGTCAGATTTGCCCAGGTTTTGTGGTTACGCAATCGCCCAAAGGCGATGGA